ATCACGGGGGAGCTTGCTGCCACAGCAATTGACCTGTTTCGCCAAAGCTCGCAACAAAAACCCCCTCCGCCCCCTCCGCCACCAAAATCACCCCTATCGCAGGCTGGCAGTTCTCCGATAGAATTAACTTAGCAGTTGCCCTCTGCTTTACCCGCCCCAGTGGCGGGTTTTTTTATTGCAAATCTTCGGGCCAAACAAGCACTGGGGTGTGCTCGCCCATGTAAGCACCTTCAATGTTGTATTCAATGTACTCTCTGGCCTCGTCGCTGCTCATGCCGCCCTTCATCAAATTGGCGCGAATCACCTCAGCGTCGTACACCAGCACAAGAACCTGCGCACGGTCGCGCCAGATATAGGCTTGACCAATTGACGCATTTTCATGGCCGTCAATCTTTAACATAAGCGTCCAGCTTTCTCAATTCAAGCTTTGCCCAAACAGCTAGCTGGTCTGCAACATTGCCATTCATGGTTCGACACTCACTTACGGCGGCATCCAGCGCGGCTTTGGCATACGAGTAAGCAGCGGCCCTCTGCACTTTTTCTGCAAATTGCTGGTAGTCCACGTCCACAGCCAGCACCGCGCCCACGCGGGGCGTAGATGCAAAAAAAATGTTTCTTACTTGATCTTCGGTCAACATGTTATTCCTTCAAGTGTGTTTGTTTTTCAATTGCCAAAACATTAACAGGTGCGTAAACATTTCCCACCCGCGCTTTAGATCTTCCTCTGTCCACTCTTTGAACACGACAAGAGACGGAACCTTGCGAGATACGAACAGGTTGCCGCATCGAGCCTCTGGTACGCCCAAACCAACTCGATAAGCCGCAAGCTGCATCAGGTGTTCGTCATAGGCAACAACATCAGCCTCGTTGTAAAACTCTTTGGTTTTTACGTCAACGACGATGCCCTTGTCAGTTGGTACATACAAGTCAGCTTTGCCGCCAAAGCCTAACTCGTGCCCAAACGATCTTTCGCTAACCCACTCCTGAATACCAAAAACAGACTCAAGTTTTTTGTCGGTTGCATAAACACTGTGATGGTGCTTATGAACTGGCTTCTTCTCAAAAAAGCTTTGGATTGATGTGTGTATGTCTGTACCCGCATCTGCCGCCGCTCGCCCCTGCTCTTTGCTGTCATCGATGATTCGGCTGATGTAATCAGCCTCAGGTTCACCATCTATGCGAGGCAGGGTTAAAGCCGCAAGCAATACCTGCTTTTGCAGCCATGCCGTAAGCGCTGGCTTGGCCGCAATATTCAACACCGTGGTAACGCTAGGCACGAGGTTCTCTGCCCTCGCGTCCCGCAGTGTTGTATTGCGCTCCTTACCGTTTTTGCCAATGACTGTGTAGCGAGGCACACCGTCACGCGTGTACCAGTGGTTAGACTCGCTGGCGCGTATTTCTGGGGTAGTAATGGTCATTTCACGCTTTCTAATTTTGGTTTGTTTTCGCCATGACCAAGGACATCAGCAACAATGGATTTTTTGTTCTCATTTTTTACCGCCTCATACAATTCTGTAATTTCTATGAGGACGTCCTTTAAGACATCAGCCCGAACAACCCAATCAGAAGACATAAAATCTTGGGTTAATTTGACGGTTGTTTTGTCAAGATTTGGGTTCCAGCTAACAGACAAAATTTTCATGTGTTTCTCCTTAAGTTCAACCTAGACGCAAAATTTCAATTGTTTTGGTGTCTGGCCTATGGCAACAGGTCGAGTTGCCTGTGCCCCACGCCTGAACACTCCAAGATGATGTCTGCGAAAGAATTTGCGTTGGGTCGTAACCATTGACAGGCACATAACCAACCTCATTAACTTTTAAATCGCCAACATGCGCCCGTATGTGATTAGCTCGCTCGCCGCGAGCAAACCGTGGGTCAGGGCCTTTTTTCTTGGTTCGACTGGGGTTTAAAAAATCCTTGTCAACCATTTCGGCATTACCAAGCACCTGCGGGCCTTTACCGTCGCCAAAATCTGCCACCACAGCAAATTTGACTGGTAGCGCACCAAGCATTTTGATGGCACGCTCCAAAGTGGTTTTTTGTATCTGTTCCATTTTTTGCTCCTTAAAAAGGGATGTCGTCATCCATGTCATCAAAACCACTGGAGTTCGCCTTAGCGGACGATGAGGCGCTTGAGTTGCCGCGTGCTTGCCACTCAGGGGAGGACGCAATCTTCTCGCGCAAGCTGTTGCTAAACGAGGTGAATAGATCCATGTCTGGATTGGAGATGGTGAAGAATGCTGCTGGGTTGTGCGGCACAGGCAGCGTGTCTTTCAACATCTTTGGGATGGGGTTCAGGTTAAGGATGTTGGTGTAGGTCTTGCCGTTGTTACCTGTTGCTGTTCCAACCGCAATCATTGCCCACTGACCCAAAACCTTGCGGATATCAAACCCGCGCAGTTCATCAGCCTCAAAAGCACGCCCGCGCCACGCCTGCAAGTCAGCACGTAACGTTGCCTTTTCGCTCAGGCTCAGGGTGTAGTTTTTAGAGATTGACATTGGCTCACCCTTTGAGGTCACCAACGGTTCGCCGCTGTCGTTTTCGCCGTGCACTTCAAACTGCAACATGATTTTGTGCTGCATTTTGGTTTCGCCATTGAATGTTGTTTTTTGCGTTCCCAAGTCCACAATCCTGTAACACCGAGCCATATGTAGGCCCGCTGGCACGGGTGTGAATGAGGAGCCGCCACCGCTATCAGACGCTATCAAAGACATAACTATTTCCTTTTGTTGAGCTAAAAAAATGGCCTTCAGGCATGCCGCATTCCATGCGGATCAACGCCCAGTCGGCCTTGGTTGCCGCGCCAGTCTCAGCCCTTTGCAGAGCCTCCTCTAACGCATGCATTCGTGAAAAATTTAATTCGTTCAATTCGCTGTCGTGTGATTTCATGGTTTTGTCAGTTTTGTCAGTTGATGAGGTAGGCACTTGCAACCGCCACGCCACCCAAAAATGAAATGGCTAGCCCCAGCAGGTAGGGCCAATCAAAGCCAAGCCGAGCTTTGGGCTTTGCCAATAAGGCAGACTGCAAACGATTTTGGTCGAGTGCGTCAGGATCTTCGCGCATGTTAAACTCCTTTAACTTATGATACCACACAAAGTTTTATAACCTTTTTGGAAGTAGTGTATCATAGTCAAACAAATGGAGGTAATCAATGACTTTGGCAGAATATTTTAAAGATAAACCGAAAGGCGCTCAATCCATGTTGGCTAAGCAATTGGACATTAGCGTCACTTGGCTTTCTTTGATCCGCGTTGGAAAAAAAGTTCCAAGCGCAAAATTGGCGCGGCAGATTGAAAAAGCAACGCTGATGGTAGTTAAACGCTCTGACTTGCGGCCTGATTTATTTGGAAGTATCAAATGAAGTGGCACAAGTTCGATATTGATATACACTACGATCGAGCAGGGAGCCTGTCGGTCTTTGATGACATGGCCTTGCGTCGGTTGATAGATGTCTACTACATGTACGAAGAGCCGTTGACGGCGAATGTGCACGAGTTGGCTGAGTCAATCGACCTGCCAAGTGAAAACGTGAAAAGTGTTTTGGAGAAATTTTTTCAATTTGACAGAGAAGCAAACTGTTGGCGCGATCCGAAAATTGATCGTGACCTAATGAATCGAATCCATCAGCGAAAGACAAACCGCCGCCTTGCATTGCTTGGCGGTAGACCCAAAAAACAACCTAAAAGCGCATGAACTACTTTCAATTCCACATTGGCGATTACAGGGCTGCCACAGCCCATCTTTCCAACGAAGAAGACTTGGCGTACCGTCGTCTCATCGAGATGTATTACGACACTGAAAAACCTATCCCATTGGATACCCAGTGGGTTGCCAAACGGTTGCGAGTGGATACCGAAGTCGTTAAGGTGGTTTTGCAGGACATGTTCTGTCAAACAGAATCTGGGTGGTCGCATAAAAGGTGCGATTCGGTCATCGAGCAATACCATTCGATGGCAGAAAAAAACAGGGCAAATGGACGGCTTGGCGGAAGAAAAAAGAACCCAGTGGCTACCGACTGGGAACCCAGCGCTAAGGCAACCAATAACCATGAACCAATAACCAATAACCAATTAATTAAAGATGCTGACGCATCTTTGGCGGAAACGAGGTTTCCACCTTGTCCACAGCAGGCATTGATTGATCTTTGGAAAAAAAAACTGCCACACCTGCCGCAACCTCGGGTTTGGGAGGGTGCAAGACAGGGCCATATGCGGGCACGATGGGCGCAGGCTGCCAAACCATCAAGCTTTTCAAAAGACGGCTACAAGACCGTACAAGAGGGGCTTGCGTGGTGGGAAAGCTTCTTTGCGTACATAGCTGACGACACGTCACTTTCCGCTGGCTACGAGTCCGAAGGGCGCAGGTGGGTGCCCGACTTGGTCTGGGTCGTCAATCAAGCCAACTTCCAAAAAATCATCGATGGGAAATATCAAAAATGACATTCGAAAAACCGACGGTAACCAAATTTGATCGCGACGAAAACGACACCAAATTTTTGATGTGTCAAGTTGCAGGGTGTGGCAAGCGCTGGTCAGTCAACATGGGTTGGCGCAAGTGCTCAGACCATGCGTGGGGCAAAGATCCTGATTACGGCTTATCTGCTCCTAAGGTCACATTCAATCACCCGCCCACCAAACCGTACAGCGAAGTAGATGATGAGCCATATTGATAAAACACTAAACCTTTTTGAAAACTTGCCCGAATCTTGGCGTGATGAGTGGAAAGACATGCCAGAGTACGAGCAAGAAGATTTGACACCTTACAGGGTGCTCAACGTGCGCTTTCGCAATGCCGAGGACGTAGCCGCCTTTGAGGCGCTTATGGGCCAGAAGATCACCGAGAAGCAAAAGACCTTGTGGTTCCCGTATGCGGAGCCGCGCAGGGCATCTTTGTACAGGTACGTTGATGAATCCTAAGTACCCTGTTTATATTGTGTCTAAAGGGCGCTGGAAGACGCGCCTGACCAGCAAAGCGCTAGACCGTATCAACGTGCCGTATTACATCGTTGTGGAGGAGCACGAGCGAGATGAGTACGCGAGTGTGATTGACCCAGCAAAGGTGCTGGTGCTGCCGCCAGAGTTTTTGAGGGACTACGACACATGTGATGACGTGGGTGAGGCGCGGGGCAAGGGGCCGGGGGCGGCACGCAACTTTTGTTGGCTCCACAGCCTTACCCAAGAAGCCGACCGCCACTGGGTCATGGACGACAACATTGCCTCTTTCAACCGTTTGAACCGAAACCTGATGTGCAAAGTCGAATCTGGCACGATATTTAGGGCAGCAGAAGAATTTGTTGACCGCTATGAGAACGTTGCCATTGCTGGATTCAATTACGATTTTTTTGCCAAGGCCAAAGAAAAAATTCCACCATTTGTTTTGAACACGCGAATCTATTCTTTGCTGCTGATTAAAAACGATCTGCCATTTCGTTGGAGGGGTCGGTACAACGAAGACACCGATTTGAGCTTGCGGGCGCTCAAGGCTGGCCTCTGCACTGTTCAGTTCAATGCCTTCCTGCAAGAGAAGGCCACCACCCAGACCATGGCGGGTGGTAACACAGATGAGTTTTATGCAAAAGAAGGCACGTTACCAAAATCGCAAATGCTGGCAGATTTGCACCCAGATGTAGCAAAGGTGGTTTGGAGGTTCAATCGCTGGCATCACCATGTTGATTACAGAGCATTTAAATCAAACAGGCTCAAACGCATTGAAGGCATTTGCATCTCAGACAAAGTCAACAACTTTGGAATGAAACTTGTGGAGACAAAAAGGTGAACCGTGAAGAAGCAAACAAAATCCTCGACCAAGTCCGTGAAGGCTATCCCTGCTCAACGAATTGCACCAATGAAGCACTCCGTCTCACTGGAGACGCAGCAGCATATGCGCGAGTGCGAAGCAAGGGATTGGATGAAGAGGCGGCTCCAGAAGATTGGCGAGCTAGGGTCAGAAGCCGCGCAATTATGGTGGGCAGGAGTAAAAAATGACATTGATAAGCGTCGAGGAGTTGGAGCGAGCGCTGAACTTGTTAAAAGAATGGAGGTCGAGCGTGCAAAGCGAAATAGTTCTACCGTGGCCCCCAAGCGTTAATTCGTATTGGCGCACGCACCAAGGGCGAATGTTGATCAGCGCAGAGGGTAGAAGTTACCGAGCCGTAGTTGCTGACCAGATTTTGTTGCAGGGCTTCAGGCAAAACAAGACATACGAAAACAAAATCGTTGTGCAAATTCAGGCTTATCGGCCTGATGAAAGGAAGCGCGATTTGGACAACCTGTTGAAGGCTCCACTTGATGCGTTGGCAAAGGCGGGTGTTTATAAAGACGACAGCCAGATCGTTGACCTAAGAATTTTTTGGGCCAAAGAAAAGGGCGGCATGTTAAAAATTTTAATAAGCGAGGTCAATGATGCACATAGTGATTAATGTGTTGCTGATAACGGGCTTGGTGGTTTGGATGGTTGTGCCAGTTTTGTTAATTATTTTTGTACGGAGAAAAAAATGACGAAAGAACGCGATCCGCATAAGGCGGTTGATTACATTTTGCTGCACGCCACAAAATTTGCAGAGGCAAAGGCAAGGCGCACCGAGCTTGAGTATTTTTCAAAATCATTAAAAGCAATTTTGATGAAGCAGAGCGGCGAGTCAAGCATTGCCGCGCAAGAGCGAGAGGCGTACGCTCACAAAGATTATGAGGTTCACATTGCGGGCATCAAAGACGCTACCGCAATTGAAGAAAAGCTTCGTTGGGATTTAAAAGCAGCAGAGTTGCGCGTTGAAATTTGGCGCACAGAGCAAGCTAATGCGCGACAAGAATTTAAGGCAACCGTATGAATTCCAGAGAATCAGAGGAAAGAAGCATTCTGGCGTTGCATATGAAAAATCAAGGTAAAACTTTGCAAGAGATTGGAAAACATTTTGGTTTTTCGGCTGAACGCGCCAGACAAATAGTTGCCAAACAAGCCCGCATTGAGCACCACGGATCCAAAGCTGGGCCAAAATATCGTCACAAAAACGCGGGGCTAGTGTTCCCTGAGATTTTGGCTTTGTTGCCAGTGATAGATTTATTAAAAGAGGTGGCAAATGATTCTAGAACCTGAATACAACGACACAGAGCTTCAAAGCAAAGCGAAGCAAGAGATCATAAAAAACCTTCCAGTAAAGACCCAGCAACAGGTCTATGACGAGCTACGCAATGACGTTATCGAAGAGGTGGTGGTCGCTATTGAGAGCATGACTGGCTTTGGTCAGGACACCATCAGTTCGTTTGCAATCTACATAAGGGAGATGAAGAAATGAGTAAAAAGATGGATTACATGGAGCGACTTATGAAAGCCTTGAGTGATGGGCACATTACAGGTGGCGTGGTTATGCCGAATGTTAAACACGATGACTGGTGCGGCGCTCTCAAGAAAAACCCCGAACCCTGCACTTGTGTGCCTGAGATTACTGTAGAAACCGAAGGCGGTTATATCGAGATCGACGAGAACGGTAATGTCTCAAAAAGGATTTGAAATGAACAACCCACAAGCATTTCCAAACGGACTCGGAACAGATGGCATGACCCTGCGTGACTACTTTGCGGCAAGAGGGATAGAAACATTGATGAAGTCTGTTACCTCGGAATTGGAAAGTAAGCATTATTCAATTGATAAGGCGCAAAAAATACAAGATGTCTATGCCTCAATGTGTTACGCAATGGCAGACGCAATGATGAGAGCGAGGGAAGCATGACACCTATCGCATACATCAATGTTGAGAAGCGCAGACTGGAATTTGCAGAGCCGATCAAATGGTATACACCTACTGTCGCAAATTTAGATCGCGTCCCCTTGTTCACACAGCGCACATGGGTAGGGCTGACAGAAGAAAGAATCAAAGAAATATGGCTAAATGGAAAAGACCACGGAGATGATTGGACAGATGTCTTGATATTGGCTAGGGCTTTTGAGGCCGAACTCAAGGAGAAGAACACATGACACAAGAGACAGTTAGGTATTCTTTCAAAGCGTATTGGGAAACAGATGGTCGGATCGGTGTGGTTGCCTGCGTTGTCAGACCAGATGGGGGTGTGCATTTGATGAGTGAAATCCTAGACCTGCCGCTTTCTACTGAACCGCAATATACGCCTGAACATCAAGCCAGAATTGCCGCCTTCAAAGATGCGATGCGTGCCGCTAAGGAGAAGATCACTTGATAAGCCGAATCATTTTTTGTGTGATGCTAGGCGTGATGGGATTGATTGGTTTGCTGCCTGAGCCACCAGTACAAAAAACATTGAAACAAAAAGCAAAAGAGAAGTCAGTTGGCGCAGTGTGCATGAAAAAAAAGAAACAGACACTGCAAGTAAAGCAATTGTGCAAACGATGGGAGATACAAACAAATGGATGAAACAATTTACAACGGCATGTTTTTTTTGGTTGGGGTTGTCGCGGGCGCGGGAATGTACAGGTTCAGTGACTATTACGCCGTGGCAAAAATTCTGCAAACACAAATACAGGATTTTCCAACCATAACCAGAGAAGAAATTCGTGAGGCAGTAGCTCGAGCGGTTGTCAACACGGAGCAAGAAGATGCCGCGCAAAAAAAGTGATATCACGGGATCAACGATACAAATCAACGTGCGCGTGTCAGCCTTACACAAGATTGCATTTCAGAAGCTTGGCGGCTCCAAGTGGCTGCGCAAGCTGTTGGCCGATCACCTGAAGAGTGAGTACGAGAAAAAACATGACAACGAAAGCTGAGCGCCAGCACATGAACAGGGTGAGCGATTTAGGGTGCGCGGTGTGCCGCCGCATGGGCTACGCTGGCACCCCTGCCGAGATCCATCACAAAAGGGCTGGAACAGGGGCAGGAAGGCGCTCAAGCCACTACGAAGTCATACCGTTATGCCCAGAGCACCACAGGGGCAAGACGGGCCTTCACGGGCTTGGCACAAAGGGTTTCCCCAAGCATTGGGGGTTTGATGAGGATGATTTGCTGGCCGACGTTAACGACCTGTTAAACCAGCAAAATTGAATAACCACACATTTTACTGGGATTTGTGTTTGCGTCGATTAATTTAATGTTACACTTACGCACCGACACAGCATTTTGCACAGTCGGTCAACAGCGAAGGCAACATCATGAAAAACGACTTAAACATTTCCGAAATCGACAAGCTTGGCGAATTGCTGGCCCAGATCAAAGATCTGACCGAGCAGGCAGAAAAAATCAAAGACGACATCAAAGAAGCTGGCGCTGACGGCTTGCTGGCAGTAAATGACGAAGGCGTGCGTTTCGTCGAAGGCAGCCTTTTCCGCGCCGTGTACATCGAGTCCAACCGCTCGACTTTTGACAGCAAAAAATTCATCGCCAAGTTTGGCGCTGACGTGTACGCTGAGTACACCAAAACATCCGCCGCGTTCAGCGTCAAAGTCACCGCACGTTAATCAGGAAAACGATTATGAACCAACAAGAATTCAACAAAGCAGTGGAGGCCGACATACAGGCCCTCATGCACACAAAGCAAGCCGCCACCATCAGCGTGTACGACGCTATCAGCATCATTGAGGGCGACGTTGAGAGCACCGAAGAAGAGGCGCTGGCCGCATGGCAGCACTTGCTCGACACGGGCGTTGTATGGCGCTTGCAGGGCTACTACCAGCGCCAGATTCACGCGCTCGTGGACGCTGGCCTTGTGGAGGTGCGTTAATGTCTGACCATATCGAATCAACGGGCACCATGATGTCGTGCCGCCATTGTGGATACAAGGCCCAAATCAAGATGGGTACGTTTGCCCATGTGGATGCCCAGATGGCCGCGTTCATCGAAACCCACAAGCCGTGCGTTCCCTTGCGCAAGCAAAAGACCGCTTACGAAAAAGCGTTCGACGACGGAGCAGACCACACGCTTACCCACCTTGACAGCCTGAGCCGCATTGGCCTGACGTTGTCCGAGGCGCTCGACCGAATTCGGTATAGCTCTAAAGACAAGTCGGGTAAAGAAACCGACTCGGATTAAACTCTGATACAATAAAGCCTCATTCATTTTTTTAACAGCGAAGGAAATCATCATGTACCGTTTTGCAACTTCATCAGCCCAAAAGACTTTGCGTAGCCAGACTCCTCTGAGCAACGAACAAATTGCGCATTACGCACCCAGCGTGACCGCTTTGGCCCCACACGACCGCGTCTCCGAGCGCTACACCCACATCCCCACCATCAAGGTCATCGATGGCTTGCGTGAAGCTGGCTTTTTCCCCTTTGAGGTTCGCCAGACCTTAGTGCGTGACATTACCCGCCGCGAGCACACCAAGCACTTGGTACGCCTGCGCCACCACTCCACCGTTGACGTGACCAGCAAGGGCGAAGTGGGCGAGATCGTGCTGCTTAACAGCCACGACGGTTCATCGTCATACCAATTGCTGAGCGGCTTTTTCCGCTTTGTTTGCTCCAACGGTTTGATCGCTGGCGACATCACAAACGACGTGCGTGTACGCCACAGCGGCAACGTGGTGGACAACGTCATCGAGGGTGCCACACGCATTCTTAGCGACTTGGAAGTGGCCCAGTCCCGCGTTGGCGATTACAAGAGCCTGTCTTTGACCAGCGACGAGCAGACCCTGTTTGCAAACGCGGCTTTGGGCTTGCGCTGGGAGCCAGACGCTACGCCTGTAACCGCAGACAGCGTGCTCACCCCTAGCCGTTGGGCCGACCGTGGCAATGACTTGTGGACAACGTTTAACGTGGTGCAGGAAAACCTGATCAAAGGCGGCGTGGCAGGACGCGCTAGAACGGGCCGCAGGCTGACGACCAAGGCAGTGTCAGGCGTGAGCGAGAACGTGCGCTTAAACCAGTCCCTGTGGGCCTTGGCTGACGGCTTTGCCAAGCTCAAGCAAAACGTGGTGGATATCGAGGAATTGGTGGCCGCATAAGTCAAGTGCAAAAGGTAGGGGGCTTTGGCCCCCTTTTTTGGGAGCTTTCATGAATTCAAGAATGGATAACGCCATCAAACTGGCAAACCTTTGCTGGAAAAAAGCCTCTGCTGCTGAGCCTGCATTTGTCGAGCAGTACCTTGCTTGTGCCGAAGAGTTGCTGATGCAAAAGTCGATCCTTACTGGTGACGAATTCAGGCAGTTTTGCGCCAGTAAGGGCCTGCGCAGACCGTCAACGCTTCACCCTAACGTTTGGGTGTCTGGTGTACGTGCGCTGCGTACGCTGGGTTGGATACACCCCATAGCTAAGGTCGAGCCAACTCAGGCGCACAACCATAGCGGCAGCGTCACACAGTGGGTTTCCATGCTGTACCGCGCTAACCCTAACCAGCACCTTTTGCAGCTTTAAAAAATAACCCGCAAAGTTGTATGGGAATGTAAAACCGACTCGGATTAAAGTGTGCTAAGATAAAGCCTCATTCAACAAACAGCGAAGGAAATTAAAATGAACATCATCGAATCACTCACAGCCCGCATCGAAGAGTACCGTGCTACAAACAAGCAGCCTTGCAAGAACTACGCAACACAGGAAGCGGCAGAAAAAGCCACTGCTGCTGCTGCTGCTGCCGCTGGAAAATACTTTGACCGCGAAGGCAACGCGCCTCGCTACGTGGTGTTTTTCAACCCAGCATGGGGCCGTTGGGTTGGCGCACTGGACTACACAGAGTTGTTCCGCCGCTCGACCCACAACGGTGGTTACATTGGCGCAATCAAAGGCTTTTACACTTATTAAACCAACGGGGCTTCGGCCCCAATCAACAGCGAAGGAAAAGCGAAATGTCAGAAACTCACATTGAATACCCAGAGGCCTATGCCGCCGCTCGTAGACGCAACATCATTCACAACGCACGTAAGACGTGGTTGGCGAGCACGCCGCGTGCCCATGAAATCCTTGACGCGGTTGACGAGGCCCGCGATTACAACGGCAGGGGTGCCGCAACCTACAAAGAAGGTTTTGCTGGTGCTATGGCCTTTGCCCTTGACACCTATGGCAAGCTTACGCCAAAGCAGTCTGAGGCCGTCCTGAAGGGCATTGATGCCCGTGCTGCACGCAAGGCAGAGTGGGCCAGCAAGCAAGCCGCGTTGGACGCTGACCGCGTACACGTTGGCGAGGTTGGAGCCAAGGTCACGCTGGTTTTGACCTGCGTCCACACCATCAGCTTTGAAAGCAGCTTTGGCACAGTGTGGATCAACATCTGCGAAGACGCTGACAAAAACGCCATCATCTATAAAGGTAATGCCAATGGCTTTCCTCAAAAGGGTGAAACCGCGACCATCATCGCCACGGTCAAAGAGCACGGCGTGCGCAACGGTGTCAAGCAAACCGTTATCCAGCGTCCAAAGGTTGTCAAGCAGTTGGAAGAGGTGGCAGCATGAATTACGGGAGCCATCACGCAGTCTTTACCAACAAGGTCAAAGAGTACGACTGGCACACCTGCCGTCGCGCCTTGTTTGACTGCCACGACACGCTGGCGCTGCACCCTGACCTGCCAACCGACGACCCCTACTACATCAAGCTGTGGGCCGAGATCGACGCATTGCGCGAACGGCAACTGGCCTTGCAGAAAAAAACCAAAGCATCCCAATAAACCCTTAAATTAACAGCGAAGGAAAACCCTCATGTACACATCAATCAGCATGCACCGCGTAGTTTCTGTGCAAGACCGCATCAAAGAGCAGTACCGAGAAATGACTGGCGATATTTTTTATGTCAGACATTTCGATATTGAATTTGAAGATGGCACGTCAGAGTACATTGCCTTGTATGCCAAAGAGGAAAAGAGCTTGGTGTCGTGGGACAAAAAGCCATTGGCACCCAATATCCAGTTGGAGGCTAGCATCATGGTTCAGGCCGTGCCTGATGCTGGGTTGCCAAAATACCGCGAAGACCTGCTTGCGCAGATTTCGTACGTGGACGATAAGAGCGCGGAGCACAGCGCCCGCATGATTGAGTACATAAAAGCGATAGACAGGCGTTTGGTTGTTGTGTAAAATAAAACTTGCGCGGTAGCTCAGTTTGGTAGAGCGCTTGGTTCATACCCAAAGGGCCGAAGGTTCAAATCCTTCCCGCGCAACCAAAACGCATGGGGATTGCTGATGGAGCCAGTGGTAGCAGCAGCCGCTTCGGAAACGAGGTATGGATTATCGGGGGTTCGACTCCCTCCAGTAGTCCCCATGCTTGTTGGTGGAAGCGGATTGGCCCCGCTGGGTTTCTTTCGTTGTTGAATTGCGCCCACACCCTGCCCTATGGGAGCCACCAACAGACTGCACTGGCGAACTTAAAGCGAATCGAATACACTCACGTTCATTCGCTCACTCACGCAGGGATTACGGGTTATGCCAGAAACCATCACCAAGGCTGCCAAACAGCCCGCCAAGGCACCAAAGGCCAAGACACAGGCCCAAGGTAGCGTCACACACAAACAAACGCCCCAAACGCCACGCAAGACTGGCCGACCATCAAAATACGACCCAGAGATAGCCCGCATCATCTGTGAGCAATTAAGCGAAGGCGTTCCATTACGCCAGATATGCAGAGAGAACGACGGGTTCCCAGCATGGCGTACGGTTTACGATTGGATGGGTAAGGATCCCGCGTTATCCGCATCCATCGCACGCGCACGCGACATTGGCTACGACGCGCTGGCTGAAGAATGCTTGCTGATTGCTGACACGCCCCAGTTTGGTCAGAAGCAGGTAATGAGCGATGAAGGGGCGACCACCACCATCGAAGACATGCTAGGCCACCGCAAGCTTCAGATTGAAACCCGCCTGAAGCTGCTGGCTAAGTTCCACCCAACCAAGTATGGCGACCGCGTAGCCATTGAAGGCGTAGAGGGTGGGGCAGCCATCAAGACCGAAGACCTGACGACCACGCGCCTGTTTGACATCATTCGCAACCTAGAGATGAAGACCCGTGCTGGAACTGCTTGACAGCGACACGGCCACGGAATTCGAGACGCGCTCCTCGCTCGAGAGGCTTGCAATTGTCAAACATTTGGAATGGGTCACCAGCGCCCACCCGCATCAGATCCCGCCTGACCTAGAGCTTGACTGGGCCGTGTGGCTGCTGTTGGCGGGCAGGGGTGCAGGGAAAACCCGATGTGCTGCTGAGACATTGTGGTGGTGGGCATGGATTCACCCGAACAGCCGCTCACTGGTATTGGCCCCTACATCAAACGACATCAAGCACACATGCATCGAGGGCGAGAGCGGATTGTTGGCCGTGATACCCGAAAGCTTACTGGTTGATTACAACAAGCAAGATCACCTGCTGACCCTGACGAACGGGTCAACTATTCGCGGCATCAGCGCAGACAGCTACGAGCGCCTGCGTGGCCCGCAGTTTCACTTTGCGTGGTGTGATGAGCTAGCCGCATTCGAGCACCTGAAAGACGCATGGGACATGATGACGTTTGGCCTGCGCCTTGGCACTGCGCCTCGCGTCATTGCGACCACAACGCCTAAGCCAAAGGATCTGATCCTCGAGCTTGTGGCCCGCGAGGGTGTTGACGTGGTGGTGGATCGCGCATCGACCTATGCCAACATCAGCAACTTGGCAGGCACGTTCACCGACCGACTCGAGCAGTACAAAGGCACCAAGCTGTACAACCAAGAGGTGCTGGGCGAGCTTGTTGACTTGGAAGAGGGCAAGGTTGTCAGCAGGGACATGTTCAACCTGTACCCAGCGTACACAGCAGACGGCCACCCAAACCCGTTCCCCAACTTCGAATACATCGTCATGTCGTTGGACTGCGCGTTCTCAGAGAAGACCCACAACGACCCAACTGCCTGCACCGTGTGGGGCGTGTTCAAGCCGCTGGATGGCCCTATGTCCGTGCTGCTGATCGACGCGTGGGCTGAGCACCTGAGCTTCCCAGACCTCAAGCCACGGGCCATTGATGAGTTCCAGACCGCGTATGGCGAAGGGCGTGACGCTAAGCGGCCAGACATGATGATCATTGAGGACAAGGCCGCAGGCATAAGCTTGATCCAAGAGCTAGCGCGTGCGGGTTTACCCTGTAGGGCCTACAACCCGGGCCGCGCCGACAAGATGCAACGCCTGCAAATCGTCGCCGCCATCATCGCCGCTGGCCGCGTCTGGCTGCCCGAGTCCGAGACAAAGCCCAACTACGTCAAATCATGGGCCGAGGGCTTCGTTGCCCAGATCTGCGCCTTCCCTGACGCTGTCCACGACGACTACGTCGATACGGCCACACAGGCCCTGCGCATACTGAAGGATGGCGGGTGGCTCGACATTGACCCCGCTCCGAGATATGATGACGACGACTTTGTAGACACAAAGCCTGCGCGTGTAAACCCATACTCAGCATAAACACCATGTCAAAACTTAGACCACTTGCCAAAGCTGCGAACAGTAAGCCATCAGCCATCATGTCATTGGCCGACGAAGTGCGTGCAGAGATGGCCGCTGATAAGGCGGCGAAGCTGGATAAGAATCAGCTAGAGGCCAAGCGCAAAACTTACGAGGCGAGCAGGCCACCAGTGAAGGCCTCAGAGGCGTATGGCAAGTACGAGGGCCAGTACATCAAGCCCATCTTCTACGACCGCATGCAGGTGGATCTGTCGAAGGGGAAGTTTGGAGGCCCCGGCTTCTCGGGCATCCAACTCATTGACCCAGACTATGCGCAGGCTCGGGCCGTGGCTGGTGTGACCGACCAGAAGATGGCAACACGCCTCATCAACCGCAACAAGGCGCAGGTGCCCAAGGGCGCAAAGGTTATCTGGACACCCTCAGTTGGTGGACTCGAGCAGCACAAGTCCAACTCCACCATGTTCGCTGAGTTCGCTGACATCTTTGCCAACAACCGTAAAAACTTGTCCGCTGAAGATATTCAAAAGCTAAGTGACCGCGCTAGCAGTGAAAGGGACAACAGTGGCCGCTTGATCTTTCCCAACGGCATTGACTTAGGTTCGCGCAACTTCCGCAAGGCCGTTAAGACTTACGACCAACGCGCATTGATGGCTGACATCTTTGCTGGCCGTGGTGTAGGTGGCGAGAAGGGCCGCACGGTTCCGATGGAAGAATTGCTCCAGAAGAACCTTGACCCCAACATGGCGAAGGCTGGCACGCTCGACTTAGGCAACAGGCTGTTCCGCTTGGACGACAACGTCATTGACAGGCCTGACCTGCACAGCGACTACCCCAAGATCCTGACGGGCGAAGATCTGGATGTGAACTACCTGCCCACGCCGATTGCTTCAGTGTTCGAAGACTTCAAAGCAGCCAAGGAAGCAGAGAAGGGCCGCGACATAACGTTGATGGACTACACCAAAAACGACCCAACGCAATTGCTCACCGAAGACCTGTTGACCAGAATGCAAAAGTCTGGATACCGCAAGGGTGGGCTAGCGCAGATGAACAAGGGTGGTATGGTCAAGCGCCTGTTTGGCATGGCAGATGACACCGAGCCAAGCTTAGGCAACACAAGCTTTGATAGGCCCCCAGCTAAAGTGTCGCCGCTGTCAATCATGCGCAACGACAAAACGCCGCTGCCACCTGCGGGGTTTGATGACAAGTTCTTTCGCGAGCATACTGGTGGTGAATTTGCAAGGGCCGCAGCAGCGTACCCTGATGAGATGCCCAGATTGCAAGGCGAGGCGCTGCAAAATCGGATTGACTATCTTGCCCGCATATTGAAGGGCAGCCCTGAATATACGGAATTCGCTACTGAGCTACAACAGCTACAGAAACTAAAGCTGGCCGAAGAGGCCGCAACCCAGTTTGGAAAAAGCCAGCTATCAAACTACATGATCAAAAAGATGGGTACGCCAAACGACCCAATCAGAAAGCTTGCAGAGAAGGGTATCACCGCAGTGCCTCGGGATATACAAAGAGATCCTAGCAAGATGCAAAACAGGATCCACTCGCCAAAAGCCATAAAAGTTCACGAGAACAGGCAACTTACTGGCGAGGCAGGATTGCACGAAGCTGGCAGGCAGGGTCAGGTTGCCACCGAGGCAGGCGGCATGATGAACATCCTAAATGATCCAAAGGCGCGGCTGGCTTCAAACCTTGAGTACGCATTGGACAGCCTGCTTCAGCCTGTTGCAAGAAAGAACGTCAAAGACGCAACGCCAGAGCAGATGAAATATTTCAAAGAAGATGAAATGTTCGTCAAGCCAAGTTACTTAGACTCAAAGACAAGTGAAGGTGTGGGCTTCAGTCGCATGAGCAAAGAACTGCAAGACGCAATCATCGCTGGTGACATACGGCCTGAGCAGGTGTCCAAGATATCGATTGAAGACCTAACGCGCCGCGTTCATGACCGCGATGTCAAGTTCGAAAAAGAAAAGGAGTTGGAGCGCAAGGCGTTGGCTTCTGGCTTGATCACGCACGAAAAGTATGAAGACGGCTTTGCGTGGAAAGAGTTTGTGCCAGACAAAAATTTGCCTGAAGGATACACCGTTGAAAACGACGGTAAGGGTTTCTATGTGGATCCGCATGGGCGCAAGTCGATATACCACCCCGGCTACAACAAGCTGCAATCCCAACTCGACAACGAGAGCGAGATGATGGGCCACTGCATTGCAAAGCACGGCTACTGCGACCAAATCTGGGCAGGCGAAACACGCGCCGTAACCCTGCGCGACAAAAAGGACATGGCTCACGCAACCATGCAAATAGACCCAAATGGTGACGTGTTGCAGATACAGGGCCACGGTGGTGGCGACGTGACATCGAGGTACACCGAGTACGTTAAAGACTACCTGAACAAGGGGCAGTTTGGCAGGGTTGACATCGGCCAAGTCCCGGGCCTCATCGACACCGAGTACAAGCTCCCACCTCACTTCAAAGACTCGGACATGGAGTTCAGAGGGAAGGTAATTTCAGGTGTAATCCGCGACATACTGAAACAGAAGGGCTTTAACGTCAATCGGTTTATAAATCAAAAAGAACGCGACGAAGTTCGTAAAGCGCTCGATCAAATAACCGAAGACGATTACAACAGTTACATGGACTCAAGGTATGGCGCGGGCACCTACCGCCTGCCATTCCAAACGGCGATGCCGCAAAAATTTGCCAAGGGCGGCATCATCAAAAAAATGCTTAAAGGCGACAAGCCCAATCCACCTAGCTACGGCTCAGTTGATGAGATGGTCGCAAAGGTTGGCGCTGAGGGCAGGTCACCAATCGTGCCAGTTCCCAATCGCTGGTTCCTGTTCCCTGACAAGTTCCCCAACCAGCAAAAGCTGGTCGAACGTATTCTGGCAACGACAGGCAAGCGCCGCTTGGACTTCCCCTCAGGCGCATTCATTGATCCGCGTACTGGGCAGGTGTTGGATGCCAACATCGTTGAAGACTTAGGCGTAGTGATTGACCCCAAGACCAATCGCCCGATGATGTCATCAGGTGCGCGGTCAGAGATCGAGGTGCTTGACCCACGGACTGGCTCGTATACCAAAAGCAATTTGGTGCGCAAGGGCCTGTTCAAGCCAGAAGGCGGTGATCCGCTGCTGAACGAGTTGAACTTCATAGCCACGATTGAGAAGGGCGACGTTGGTCACAAGTACGGCCTGTCCACCGAATACGCCACACCCACGGAACTGTTCAACACGCAGACTGGGGCAAACCCTACACTTCGACCGCGCAGCCGTGGTGACTTGTTCGGCGTTGGCGACGTTGTTGGCCGCGTGAAGATTGGCCGAAGCGAACCGCACGACGTGTACGAAAAGCTGTTCGTGGCACCCAAGGGGTCAGACGTGCAAGGCAAGAAGCTAAGCAAGGCCAAGGGTGGCTTGGCTAGGTTAGCTGGGAAGGCCCCAGAGAAGCCCTCTGCAATCCTATCAATGGCCGATGAGGTACGCGCTGAGATGCAAGCTGAAAAGGCAGCGTCCCAATTGAGCGCCAAACAGAGGATGGAGCAAAGCCTTAAGCAAGCTGCGGCGGGCATGACTCGCATTGTTCCAAGGGAGCAAGCTGACTTGAACCTCAAAGACTTTTTGGCCGATAGCGCAGATCAGAAAAAGTATTACCACGGCACATTTAGAGATCCTGACGCTGACAAAGGCAAGGGCTTCAAAGAGTTTCGCACAGGCCAAGCCGACTCGACGTTCCTAAGCCCTGACCCCACATTCGCTGGAGGCTACGCTGGAGGCACGCTGATGCCGTTGAAGCCAAGCCACCGAAAGCATGGGCGGTTCCAGATGCCAACGCCTGACCAGTATCAAATGCCCACTGGAACTCGCGTGATGCCCGTTTACGCGCAGGTTAAAAAGCCGTTTGACTATGAGAACACGGAACAGGTAAAAGCGCTTGCTGAACACTTGCGCCAGCAAGGCGTGCCCGCCAGTCAAATAATGCGTGACATAAAAACAATCAATAATCCAAACGAATCAAACAACTGGATGGCTTTGGAAAAAGGTTACATCGTCAGAGCTTTGAAAGATCTGGGCCATGATGCCATGTACGTCAAAGAGCTTGACACCAAAAACTTAGGAGTGTTCAACCCCAATGCCATCAAGTCCGCAATTGGCAACAAGGGCACTTACGACACAAGCAAAAAAGACATAACGCAAAAGAAGGGTGGCCTCATTGGAGCACTATAAACTTTTAGAAGGCTGGGGCCACGGCGATCTGGTCAAGCACATGAAGGCGGGTGGATCTGCGGAGTCTTATGACCCAGATGATGCCATGCCCACATACGTACCTGCACTTGCTGAGATACGTGAAAAGTTTGGCGGTATGCAAAACCCATTCGCTAATCAGCCAGAGGTGCGCTCGTACAAAAAAGCTGGGTACGTGGAGCCTCAAGCGTTTGGCATCGAATCAGAATCAGTGCCTGATGAAAACGCAGAGTTCATGCGCCGCATGATGATCAAGATGAGTAAGGCGTATGGCCGAGACATTAAGGCGCTGGTCACAGAACCGCGTGCGCTCACCGACTTTGTGGTTGACGACCTTGGCGCAAACCTAGCTGGTGGCATGGGCGACCTAATCAATTTGCCATTAGAGGCTATCGACTATTTGCGCGAGCAGGCCGCTAAGCAAAACAAGCGTGGCTATGTGCCTGAGTCCGTGATGGGTGGCAAGATGGTTCCCCCCAAAGTCAACAAGCTTGCAATGGATGACGACCGCATGTTTTCGGCAGCAGGCGCAAAGAAACTGAACAAAAAGTATGGCCTGAGTTCTGGCAAAAACCAAACACCCATGCTGAGTGACACGGCATCGCTTGTGGTTGATCCATTGTTTGTCGCTAGCCCATTGGCTAAGGCATCAAAAGACATTTACAAAGGTGCCAAGACGGTTGTGCAGGAGGGTTTACCCCGAGCCTCCGAGATGGCAGTCAATGCCGCCTACCCAGCCATGCGCAGGCCGTTCACCCCTGTGGATATCACGGTGGAGGGCGTTGGCCCAGACCTTGGCAAATACAAAAGCCCAGCGTTTCAGGACTACATCACAGACCAGACCGTCGGCAAGGGCACCGAAGTCCCGCTCACCACAATTGGTGGACGCAAGACCAAAGAGCGCAGGGGGCAAGGCGTTTACTTGAACGAAGATAGCCCGCCGCAACTTGAAACCAACCCAATGAAGGCGTTCAGCGTGCGCACTGGCGACCTGTCCACCGACAAGAAGTTGCGGGCTGACGTAGCCACCGCTGGCCGCGACCTGAACCAAGAGGCCATGGCTGCGCATCGATTCTTGCCAATAGCCACAAACAACATGAAGGACGCTTCAGCGATTTTGATTGGAAGCAAAACAGGCAGACCGTTGACCAAAGAAGAAGTGATTCTGATTGGGCAGCAACTGAAGGGCATGATTGTGTCGCACAACCCGCGCACAGGCTCAGTTTTCGTCGCGCCGTTTCAATCCAAACCCAATGCAATTGACAAAGAGTTGCTCGAGGCGCAAGCTGCCGCACGTAACGTGCTTGGCAAAGATGCAAAGTTCCAGTTAGGCCGCTCTGACGAGAAAAAAGACCTGATGTATATGCACAACTCTACCTACGAGGAAGAAGGCGCGAGAGCAGCCGACCCAGCCGCCAAGGCCAAGAGGCAGGCGCTACGTAAGATGGATCGCTCGTTTGTTGACCCTGCAAAATTGCGTCGCGAGCCAAGTAGTGCGAAGCCTTAGCTTGCCAATAGAGCCAATTAAATGACATACAGCAACGTAATGCATGCGGGCGGTTCATATAAGCCCCAACAATTTCGTTTGTTGGGACAAACAGCACTGCCCAATTGTCGTCGTCCAAGGGGACAACAACGTGCGGGTAACCGTACTTGTAGTGATTGCTGAAATCGATTTGATAGACCATTTACAAATTTTAACATAAGGTTACAAAACATGGCAACAATACCCCCACAAACCTCAATAGATGATGAGAATTACAACAGTGTTCTAGTTAATGAGCCTGAGGATGAGCTTGAGGAAAATCTGGAGGTTGAGGTTCCAGATCAGGAAGATGAAGACGTAGTTGAAACGCCTGATGGTGGCGCGATTGTGCGCATGCCAGACGAATTTAAAGGCCCTCGGGAAGACGGCGAGTTCTATGAGAACTTGGCCGAAACGATGGACATCCTTGATTTGTCTGACATTACGATACGTTACCTTGACCTTGTTGAAAAAGACAAAGAGGCCAGAAAAAAACGCGACAAGCAGTACGAGGATGGCATACGGCGTACGGGCATGGGGGATGATGCGCCCGGCGGCGCTTCCTTCATGGGCGCAAGCAAGGTGGTGCACCCCGTAATGGCCGAGGCCTGCGTTGACTTTGCCGCCAGCGCCATGAAAGAGATGTTCCCGCCAGACGGCCCAGTGCGCACGCACATCTTGGGCGACCAGACTGAAGAAAAAGTTGACCGCGCCGAACGCAAGCGCGACTACATGAACTGGCAACTGACCGAGCAAATCCAAGAATTCCGCGATGAGCAAGAGCAACTGCTGACCCAACTGCCTCTGGGTGGCAGCCAGTACATGAAAATGTGGTACGACGAAAACCTTGGCCGTCCGTGCGCCGAATTCATTCCAATCGACAACATGCTTTTGCCCTTTGCGGCATCCAATTTCTACACCGCACAGCGCGTGTCAGAGATCCAAGACATCACGGAATGGGAATTTGAACGACGCATCGCCTCGGGTTTATACCGAGACATTTCGTTTGTCCGAGCATCAAGCGAGCCAGAAGAATCTGGCGCAGAAAAAGCTTCCAACAAGATCGAAGGGCGCGAGTTTGGCGATAACGAGGATGGCTTGCGTCGTGTTTTCCACATTTATACGTGGCTCGAAATCAAAGACGACAAATTTGCAGACAGCAAATCAGCCCCCTACATCCTGATGATCGATGAATCGTCACTCAAGGCCGTGGGCTTGTACCGCAATTGGGAAAAGGGCGACAGCCGTATGACCAAGTTGGACTGGCTTGTTGAGTTCAAGTTCATTCCTTGGCGTGGTGCGTACGCTATTGGCCTGCCTCACCTGATTGGCGGGCTGTCTGCGGCCCTTACGGGCGCTTTGCGGGCCTTGTTGGACACTGCGCACGTCAACAACTCGCTGACTATGCTGAAGCTCAAGGGCGGGCGTAACAGTGGGCAGACGCAGCAGCCTGAAATTACGCAGGTGACGGAGATCGAGGCGGCCCCCGGTATCGATGACATCCGCAAAATCGCCATGCCCATGCCCTTCAACCCACCAAGCCCCGTTTTGTACCAGTTGTTGGACTGGCTGAGCAACGCCGCCAAGGGTGTCGTGAGCACGGCAGAAGAAAAGATCGCAGATGTCAACAGCAACACGCCCGTTGGCACCACTCAAGCCCTTATCGAGCAAGGCGCTAAGGTTTTCAGTTCAATTCACGCCCGCATGCACGACTCACAGCGCCGAGTTTTGCAGATTTTGGGCCGAATCAACCGCTGGTACTTGGACGACCAGTTCAAAGGCGAGATGGTCGAGGATTTGCAGATTTCAAAGGCGGATTTCGAGCGCAACAGCGACATCGTTCCTGTTTCTGACCCGCACATCTTCAGCGAAACACAGCGCATGGCCCAAATGCAGTCTGTTATGCAGTTGATGGCTACTTATCCACAGAGTTTTGACCAAAACGCCGTATTGACTCGCGTCATGAAGCAACTCAAGATTCCAAATGCCAACGAATTGATGCCATCGCAGTCAAAAGCGCAGGAAATGGACGCTGCAAACGAGAACGCGGCCATGGCGCTTGGAAAGCAGGCATTTGCTTACGCCAGACAAGATCAATTGGCGCACATCCAGACGCACTTGGACTTTGCACTTGATCCAAACTTGGGTTCAAACCCTTTGATATCGCAGACATACACGCCATTGGTCATGGAACACATCAAGCAGCACATGATGCTGTGGTACACAAACCAAATGGAAACCTATGTCACCGCTGGCAGTTCCATGCAGTTGGGCAAGTACGAAGACAACAAACTTGCCAACACGCTGGACAAGGCCATGGCGATCGCCGCAGCACACGTCAAGCTCGATTCAGCAGAAACGTTTGCCAAGGTCGTGCCAGCCCTCCAAGAGCTTGGAAAGCTCATGCAGCAATTCCAGCAAAAGCCACCAATGGATTCAGATGCCGAGGCCGTATTGCAAGCTTCACTGGCCGAGACAAAACGTCGTGCAACACGAGATCAGGCCGATGTCGATCTCAAGAAGCGTGACCAAGAAATTAAGGTTGCTATGAATGCAGAAAACAACCTTACAACAGAGCGTATCAAAACAGCGGACATATCGGCTGAAGAGATACGACTGCGCAGCGAGCAGGAAAAAACTGCCATTCAACTTAACCAGCAAGCACAACGTGATTTAAGGATTTAACCATGAGCACAAACGGAAAAATTGGCGGAACACCCGCAGGCCCTACACGACAGCACTATCGTCTTGCCACAGGCCAAAGCGTAAATGAAATGCAATCACAGACAGCGAGCACAGCGAACAAAAAAAGCATGGGCGGGTTGGCCGCTCTTAAACAGCCCAAAGGCAAAAAGTAAGCATGCGTCTTATAAGCGATTTAATTACCGCTATCAAAGCCTCTCAATCGGACTTGAAAGACTCGTTGGCTGGGGGTTATGCCCTGAACATTGAGTCTTACAACCGAATGGTTGGTCAATACGCAGGCTTACAGGAGTCGTTGGATATTCTTGAACGTTTAATGGATGAAGAAAATGATGAGTGATAGCACGGTAGCGGGTTATGCCGCTGATGTAGAGGAGGCTTTTCCTCTTGTAGACCCCGGAGCAAGACCACTTGGTGCACGCGTTTTAATACAACTGCGCCGCACAAAAAAGACAGTCACTGCAAGCGGGATTGTGTTGGTTGAAGAAACACGGGAAACCGAAAAATGGCAAAACATGGTTGGCAAAGTTCTTATGCTAGGCCCTCTGGCTTTTCGTAAGCGTGACTCCATGGAGCCATGGGTGGAAGGTGTCTGGGTAAAAGAAGGCGACTTCGTGCGCGTCCCCAAATGGGGTGGCGACCGTTGGGAAGTTCCTATGCCCAACGCTGAACACGATGATGACCCCGTTCTTTTTATGGTTCTGAACGACCATGAATTGATTGCCACCGTCACTGGTAACCCACTTGCAATGAAGGCATTCATATGAGTACAGAACAAAACAACCAAGAGGTTATGTACATTCAGGAAGCGGCAGATGGTGGTGCGGTCGTTGACTTACCACCAAGTATCCCAAGCCCAGAGGCCACGCAAAACGAATCGGTAGATCCTGTAGAAGCCGATGAAGATGATGCGGCGGCGGAAGCTGCTGAGATACAAGCCAATGGATTTGTAGATCCTGAAGCACAAGCCATTCGAGAAGCTAAGCGCCTAAAACGTCGCTCACGCAAAGACTACCACCGCTCAGTGCAAGCAGAAAAAGATGCCAAGCTAGCTATGCTTGAACAGCAAAACCGACAGTTGTTGGAGCGCGTTCAAGTTGTCGAGCGAAAAGCTTTAGGGCAGGACTTGGCTCGAATAGACAAGCGAATTGGCGATGAGCAAGGCAGTATCATTTACGCTAAACAAAAAATTAAAGAAGCCGCAGAAACTGGCAACGGCGATTTGATGGTTAGCGCACAGGAACTGTTGGCTGAATCTACGCGCAACTATGAAAATTTAGTTAATCAAAAGCGCAGGTTTACAACCCCTCCACCACAGCAGCAAGAAGCGCCAGATCCCATGGTCACGCGTCACTCGCAGCGGTGGATTGCAAAAAACAATTGGTACAACCCTCGCGGCCAAGACAGAGATTCAAAGATTGCCTTGGTTGAGGATCAGCAACTTGTCAGCGAAGGGTACGACCCATCATCACAAGATTATTGGGTTGAGCTTGACAAACGCTTGCAAAAAGTGCTGCCACATAGGTATACTGATGACATGGACGAAAATCCAGCCAGAACTCAGAGGCCTAGAAATTTTGTAACAGGATCAGGTCGCGAACAGGCATCATCTTCAGAGGGTAGAAATACCATCACGCTATCACCCGAAAAAGTGAAAGCAATGAAAGATGCAGGTATGTGGGAAGATCCTGTCAAGCGAGCGAAAATGATTAAACGTTACGCGCTCGAAGCAAAAAATTCAAATACCTAAGGAGTTCAAAAAATGGATAAACGTCTAAAGAAAAATCTTTCTGCTGGTGGACGCGAAGATCGCGCAAGTCTTGACTCAAGTCGAGAGGCCCCAGAGAAAACGTTCGTATCAACCGATGAGCATTTTGCAGAGCAAATGTGGAAGGATGAATGGACACAACAGGCATTGCCCACTGCCCCCCAGATACCCGGGTTCCATGTGACTTGGTTATCGACCACAAACAGTTACGACAGTATCGATAAACGGATTCGACTTGGATACACACACGTTACGGCGAATGAGGTATCAGGTTTTGAAAATTATCGAGTAAAAGCTGGAGAGCATGTAGGTTTCGTAGCGTGTAATGAGATGCTTTTGTTCAAAATCCCAAATGGGCTTTACCAAAAGATCATGAAGCATTTTCACCACGATGCACCGCTTGATGAAGCGAACAAGATTCGTCTTGACGCGACAAAACAAGTGGCACGAGATAGCTCTGGACGTAGACTTGGCGCGGTTGAAGGTGAGGGTATGGACAATATTGATGCACCCGTTGCTTGCCCAACTTTTGAAGGCTAAGCAAAGTTTTTTTAAACAAGGAGTGAGACTATGTCTTCAATTAATGCTCCGTTCGGTCTGCGCCCGTCGTTCCACCCCTCTGGTTTGGATCGTGCACAAGCGCTTGCTGGCGGAATCGCGTCAGGTTTGGCCTCAAACATCTTGAAGGGTCAGCCCGTCAAGTATGTAGCGTCGGGTGGAACAATTACCCCTGTCACTGGCACCGAAGCTTTTGCTGGTGCCTTTGCTGGTGTGGAGTACACCGATGCAACAGGTTTGCGCCGTGTCAATAACCAATGGCCCGCTAACACCACTTACCAAACAGGTTCGTGTGTTGCGTATTTCTACAACGACATCAACATCGTTTACGAAATTCAGGCTAATGGCTCGGTTGCACAAACTGCAATCGGCAACGAAGCCGATTTCACAACTGCCGCTTTAGCGTCAGGTTCGCAAGTCACAGGTTTGTCTGCGGCCACGTTGTCCAACACTTTGAGTGGTAACGGTGTCCAAGGTCAAATGCGCATTGTTGACATTTCGCCCGACTTGAACAACGCGTGGGGCGATGCCTTCACCATTGTTCGTGCCGTTAATGCAGAATCACAAATGTTCGGTTCACTTACCGCATTTGCTTAAACAGGAGGACTAAAAAATGGCCGCTCCAATGCGCAGTACGGACTTTAGAAGCATCGTTGAACCAATTCTCAACGAGTGCTTCGATGGAGTCTATGACCAACGTACCGATGAATGGTCACGAGTTTTTCGTGAGTCTGAAGGTATTCCTCGTAACTATCATGAAGAGCCTGTCCTTTATGGATTTGGTGCCGCTCCTCAGTTGCCTGACGGTTCACCCGTTAGCTACCAACAAGGCGGCGTGCTGTTCCTGAAGCGCTATGTGTATAACGTGTATGGCTTGGCCTTCGCGTTGACCAAAGTGCTTGTGGAAGATGGCGACCACATTCGTATTGGTAATGTTTACGCTCGACATTTGGCTCAGTCTTTGATTGAAACCAAAGAAACCTTGTCAGCTAACATTTTGAACCGCGCCTTCAACGCCTCTTACCCCGGTGGCGATGGCATTCAACTTAACTCCAACGCGCACCCAATCGTTAGCGGCACCGCTAGCAATTTGTTGTCCACTGCCGCAAACTTGTCTCAAACATCTCTCGAACAGATGCTGATTCAAATCCGTCAAGCTGTTGACAACAACGGTAAGCGTATTCGTTTGGTTCCCAAGCAATTGGTGGTTGCCCCCGGCAACATTTTCCAAGCGGAAGTTTTGTTGAAATCTGTCTTGCGTTCTGGTACAGCAAACAACGACATCAACCCTGTTAAAGCCATTGGTCTGCTCGACCAAGGTGCCGCAGTGCTGTCTCGTTTGACTTCACCTAACGCATGGTGGGTTCAGACTGACGCGCCCGAAGGCATGAAGCTTTTGATGCGCCGCAAGCTGGAGAAAACCATGGAAGGTGACTTCGAAACTGACTCTATGCGCTACAAAGCAACAGAGCGTTACGACGTTGGCTTCACTGACTGGCGTGCCATGTACGGCACACCGGGCGTGTAACACCGAGTAGTGCAAAGTGGGGCGGGACAAAAAATCTCGCCCCTTTTTTTAATACGTCAAGCTTTTCAAGGAGAAGACGATGCCTCAATTTTCAGATGATCTTTTTTTAGGTTCTGCTCAAACTAACATGGGCCTCACTCGGCAACAAAACATTGCCACTTTCACTGGCTCTCAAGCAACAACTGTATTAACAGTTACCGCTCTTCTTAATGGTGCGCCGCTACAAGTTGGCATGTTCATTAACGGCACCAGCGTCACGGCTGGCACTTTCATCACTTCTTTTGGCACAGGTATTGGTGGCATTGGAACTTACAACGTCAACAACTCAGCTACTGCCACCTCAACAACTATGGTTGGCGGTTTTGAAGACTTCATTGCAGATCCTTCACAAATGGATTTAGGCGTAGGCCCTCTAGGTCGCATTTACGTCTGGGATACTGTTCCAGTTGTTTTAAACACAGCAAACGTGGTTGCTTCTCAAACTGCCGCTGCTGCTCAAAACTTAAGTTTGCTGACCACTAGCACTCTTGGCGGTCGATATGTGCTACGTGCAGATAACACCAACGTGGTTCAACTTGATGTACCTCGTGCATTGCAAGTTAACTGCTCTACTACAGCTCGCGCTTTCACCATTACTGGCTACGATGTCTACGGACAACTTATGTCAGAAGTAATTACTGTTGCTTCCGCAGGTACGGCTGTTAGCGGTAAGAAAGCGTTCTTCCAAGTTAGCAACGTGGCTATCGCTGGCTCAGCTACAGCTTGTGTTGTAGGCACCACCGATATCTTGGGTTGCCCCATCCGCGTAACTGACTTTGGTTACATTGTTCACATTGGCTACAACAATACGTTGGCTGATGCGGCAGGTACCTTTGTCAATGCTGACCAAGCAACTGCCACTACAACCACAGGTGACGTTCGCGGAACTTACACTCCTGCATCGGCCACTGACGGTATCAAACGTCTGGTGATGACTCTTGCTGTAACGGGTCTTGCATGTGGGCCAACCTCCACACGTCTTGGCGCTATCGGCGTAAATCAAAACCTTGCAACCTAATAGGGGAATGTCATGGGTCAATTCAAACCAATGGTAAAAATGGAAACCACTGAGCCATCAGTGATTTTGAAGTTGAAAAAAGGTGGGCACGTCAACTTTAAAGACGGCGGTCACGCTGAAAGCGGTCATAAAAAGATGGCTTTTGGTGGTGCGGCTAAGGTTGCCAAAAGTATTGCAAGCGCGGCTGCGGCTCCAAAGGGCGCTCTGTTCAAGCCGCTTGTGAAGCCTGCTAATACTGCCTCCAACTCTTTTAAAAAGATTCTTGACAATCCCGCTTTTAAAGGCAGGCCAGTTGTAAATGGATCTGCGGCAAACCCGTTAGCCAAGATGGGAACCAAGGCCGCAAAAGGCGTTTTAGGAAAGTTTGGAAAAGCTGAAGGTGGCATGGCTGACAAGGCGCAAGACAAGGCCATGGTTCAAAAGGCCATGAAGCAGCACGACACGCAACAGCATGCAGACAAAACAAAGCTGAAGCTCAAGCATGGCGGCAAGATGGCGACTGGCGGCGTAGCAAACAGCAATGGTGGCGGCTATAAAACTGGTGGCGTAGCTATGAGCAACGCAGGCGGTTACAAGACTGGCGGCGTGGCTATGAGCAATGCTGGTGGTTACAAAGATGGCGGCATGCCTATGACCATGAAAGAAGGCAAAAAAGTGCCTGCTTTTGCGGCTGACGGCAAGGGAAAAATGGCTAAAGGAGGCGGCTTGTATGAAAACATTAATGCAAAACGTGAAAGAATCGCTAAAGGATCTGGCGAAAAAATGCGTAAAGTTGGTGCAGCAGGCGCTCCATCGCGTAAAGATTTTATTGAGTCGGCAAAAACCGCCAAGCCAGTAAAAAAAGGTTACGCAATGGGCGGCATGGTTGACACAGGCAAAGCTGAAAAAATGCCGCAAGGCATGAAGAAGCCATCGCCTCCAGCCACTGGTCAGGTCAACTTCTCTGGCGCTTACGCCAGAGGTGGCCGAGCAGTTATGGCAAAACCAATGGCAAAAACAATGGCAAAAGCTGCTGCCCCTATGGCAACAAATAATTCTTCACGCGCATTGCGTGATGACGTATTCAAGCCTCAGGCCAAGCAAATGCGCACCCGCATGTACAAAAAAGGCGGCGACACAGGAATGTGTTAATTTATAGGTTGTGCGTTAATTTATGCAAGGGCCACCATGCCCTTGCAGTTTTTGCAAAGGAATGTCATGTCGATACAAGTAGCACAAAATTCGCCAAATACACAAAATAATACCCAAGGCAACCTTCAGGGCGCGGCTCGATCACACGCATACGATGGCGTTGATAAGCTCCGCGTTTCATTGCCTCAGTCGCTGATTGACACCGACTTTGAGTACGGCTTGCAACCCACAAAGTGGGAATCTATTTCGTTGCAAAACAATCGGCCAAGTATTTATTTCGACCCACAAGTTCCGATTGCAATAAATTTTTCTGGCGGCATCACTTCTGATGGCGCATCACCGCGCTCAATGATGACGCTCAATCTTGCCTCTGGTACGCCGCCAGCCGTTGGTCAGCCAATATTTATTCAAAATTCGCTCAACGTAAACGTAGATGGCGTTTGGTACGTCGAGTCATCTGGCGGCCTACAGTGTACGTTTAGAGCGGGCGGTGTTGTAACCGCTGGCGCTAACTACGCAAACCCTGCCAACACCTACGCTTACGCTGGTAACTTTTTTTCAAGATGCGGTTTTAATATTGGCACCAACTCCATGACCGCTGTTGGCACAACCGTCACTGTCACTACGCTTGCGCCACACGGCCTCAGTAGGGGCAATCAGATCTTTATCACAGGCGCGGGTGGATCAAATCCGCCTAATGGAGCGTGGGTAGTTGACTCTGCGCCTACTGCAAGCACTTTTACATTTACATCAATTAACAATGCAAGCGGCATTACAAATACCGCTGGTAACACAACTGTTTTTTCCAGACCCGCTGGATTTCTTGTTAATCGACCAACCGACGGTGGTGTTTCGTTTACGTCAGGCGCAGCAATACCAAACGCCCAACTGATTCGCCAAACCCGAAGATACTTCCGCTATCAGTCAGGTAAGGCTATACAGTTTTCTACTGGTTCGTCTGTGCAGCCTACTTTGCCAACGCAATCCATAACTTCCTTTGGGCAAACAATTACAGTTACAACCCAAGGTGCGCACAATATGGCCGTTGGTACGGTTGTGCAAATTGCGCAATGTAATCAAATTGAATACAACGGCAATTTTACAATTTTAACGACTCCAACGTTAAACACCTTTACATATCAATCAATTACACCGCCTTCTGTTTCGCCCGCCACCACAGCCACTCAATTTAGAGTTGGCCCAATTAGTTGGTACGGTAGCGTAAACAGGATGGGTATTTTTGATCAGCAGAACGGCGCTTTTTTTGAATACGACGGCCAAGAATTGTTTGCCGTTAGACGCAATAGCACGTTGCAACTTACTGGGACGGTTCAAGTAACACTTGGATCAGGAACGGTTACAGGTCTTAATACGGCTTTTAGCACGCAACTTACGGTGCGCGATTACATTGTTATTCGTGGTCAATCGTATCGCGTGATAAATATTCAAAGCGACACCATACTGCATATTTCGCCAGAGTATCGCGGCGAGTCATACAGCGGCTCTACAACTGGCGGCTTTACGGTTTCACGAACACGAGACTTGCGTATTCCGCGCTCACAATGGCAAGACCCTCTTAATGGCACAGGCCCTTCTGGATTCAACATGGATCTTACCCGCATGCAAATGTGGTTTGTTGATTACTCGTGGTATGGCGCTGGCGTAATTCGCTGGGGCGTAAGAGCCGCTGGCGGTGCAATTATTTATTGCCATTCATTGCAAAGCAGCAACATCGAATACGAAGCCTACATGCGGTCAGGCAATTTACCCGCTCACTACGAGGTGGACGGCATTTCTCCAGCAACTCAAATTACCGCTACATATTCGTCAGCCGAGGTTGCGGGATCAAGTCTGTTTGTCACTTCAACCGCTGGGTTTCCTCCAACTGGCGCTATCAGGGTGCAAAATGCTGGCGTTAATGGAACGGCAGAGATAATGAATTATTCGCTCAAAACTGCAACAAGTTTTGTGATAAGCGCTCGAGCACAAACTGGAGCGACTCTTGCCGCGCAAAATTTTATTTACACTTCAACGGCCCTTGTTGGCGTTGAATACGTTTCCCCTGACACAACGACTGTGCTCAACCACTGGGGTTCGTCTGTCATCATGGATGGAAGATTTGATGATGACAAATCATTGATTTTCAATTTTGGCTCAACTTCCACAATCAGCATTCCCGCTGGCGCAACCGTGCCTATTATTGCTTTGCGAATAGCTCCAGCCGTTGATAGCGGAACAACGGGTTTATTTGGCGCAAAAGAAATTGTGAACCACATGCAGTTGCAGCCCTACGAATTAGGCGTTGTAACAAGTGGCCCGTTCCTAATTCAATTGACATTGAACGCCTTTGTAACCAATTTTTCAGGGCAGTTTGTTCGACCAGTTGTTGGTTCGCAAATCAGTTCTTCGTTGGCGCAAGTCGCGTTGAATACAACCACAACCGCAACGATCACGGGTGGCGAGTCAGCTATTGCGGCGTTCACAAACACCAACGGCCAAACAACGCTGGACTTGCGAGACGTGCGAGATCTTGGTAACTCAATTTTGGGCGGTGGATTTTCAAACACCTTATCAACAACGCGTCAGGGTTTCTACCCAGACGGCCCTGATGTGGTTTACGTGTCAGCCACCAACACTGGCGCGGCAGCCGCAACAATTCTGGCAAGGCTTTCATGGAAAGAGGCTCAGGCGTAAATGGCAAACCCTAAATTATCTGTTGGACGTGGTGAAAAGCTGCCAACAAATAAAGGGGCTGGGCTTACCAAAAAAGGCAGAGAAAAATATAATCGCGAAACGGGTTCCAATCTAAAAGCGCCACAACCAAAAGGCGGGGCCAGAAAAGATTCGTTTTGCGCAAGAATGTCTGGGGTGGTCGAGCATGCTAAGGGAGACGCTCCTCGCGCAAAGGCTTCGCTAAAGCGTTGGAACTGTCCAAATTGGTGATTTAAAACAAGGAACATCATGAGATTTGGTAAAAGCAGGCCCCCAATGGGGATGCCGTTGAATAAACCCCCAATTGGGATGCCGCTGAATAAACCTAAACCCGTCGTTACTGCGCCGCCAGTATCACCGTCTGGCCCGCGCGTGCCCGTGCCCGATGGTATCAAGAAGATGATAGAGCAAAAAGCAAAAACGTCCCCGCCAAGCGGGCCTCAAACCATAGGCGATATAAGGCAGATATTAAAAACGCGGCCTCTTACGCCTCGAGAAGAAGCGATGACAAGAAAAAAAGGCGGAAAAGTTTCTGCGGCTAAAAAAACAAAGTCTTCATTCAAATGGTAAGGAAAAATAATGGCGTACTCAGGGACAGTTGGAACCACCGTCATTGACGTACAGACACTGATTGAGCACGGTGCGCGTAGATGTGGAAAATTGGCTGAAGAGCTTACATCTGAGCAGCAGGTTTCAGCTAGGGAGTCGTTGTTTTTCTTTTTGAGCCACCTTGCCAATCGCGGCATTCAGTATTGGTGTATCCAAAAAAATATTGTTGGCGCAAAGCCTGAAGAATACATTTATTCATTGCCAGCGGGCACCGTTGATGCATTGAATGTCTTGTACAGAACAATGGATCGCCCAACAGGAACGGTTGCATCCTCGGCGGGTGGCGTGGTCGCAAACGCATTTGATGGCGATATCGACACATTCTGCCAACAAGCTTCAGCCGCTGGCAACATTTCAATTGATTACGGCATTGGTCAAAATACATACGTAGCGTCAGTTGGATTTTTGCCTTACGTGTCTGGTGGAGGTTCGCAGACATGGAGTTACGTTTTTGAATCCTCTGCTGATGGCATAACGTGGAACCCGCTGTATACGGGCACAAACGTCGCCATCACTGACGGCGTATGGGTGTGGCAGGACATTGACCCGGGGGCCAGCGTTCCCTACTACCGAATGCGAGCAACAGGCGCAACCACATTGGCTCTGCGTGAACTCTACTTTGGCACAAACGGTCGAGAGATACAAATGTCGCGCCTCAACAGAGACGACTACACCAACCTGCCAAACAAAAACTTTCTTGGCAATCAGCCATTTCAATTTTGGTTCGATAGATCAATTCCACTGCCAACCATCAACGTTTGGCCTGTTCCAGACAACGCGTTCGTTCAGATTGTTGCGTGGTGCAGCCGCCAAATCATGGACGTTGGCGCTTTGTACAGCGAGGTGGAGATCCCGCAACGTTGGTACGAGGCTGTGCTAATGAACTTGGCGCACCGTATGTCTATGGAGCTACCTAGCGTTCCATCGGAAAAAATTCAATATCTTGAAACCCAAGCCGTCAAGTTTTTGCTTGAGGCTGAACAAGAAGAGCGGGATCATTCGCCCATTTATTGGGCACCGAATATTTCTGTGTACACGAGGTAATCATGCCTAGATTTTTAAACACAGAAGGCTTGTCGGTCATAGCTATTGCGGTTTGCGATAGGTGCAAGATGAAGCGACCGTTGATAGCGTTGTCGCAGGATCGAAACGCCCCCGGTCTTCGCGTCTGCGACCAAGGCTGTAATGATGAGCTAGATCCCTACAGGCTGCCAGCAAGGCAAACAGAACGAATCAACTTAAGATTTCCGCGACCCGATTTGCCTTTGAATGGCGAGGACAACCAGTCGCCGCTTTATCGCGGCAAGTACGGGCCGACATAAAGGATAAACATGGCACAAGCAGGCTACACCCCAATTCAACTGTTTTATTCAAACACCGCAACCAACGTCCCTGCGGCATTGGCAAATGGTGAGCTAGCCATCAATCAGGCTGATGGAAAGCTTTACTACCGAAATAACGCGGGCACGGTAACTCTGTTTGCTCCAACCATAACTGCTGTAAGCACTATTTCATTTGGCTCCACTGGACTTACGCCTAATACAGCCACAAGTGGCGCAGTGACAGTTGCTGGCACCTTGGTTTCAGGCAATGGCGGTACGGGGTTTAGCACGTATGCCGCTGGCGATTTGGTTTACGCCTCAGCCATAAACACACTTGCAAAGCTTACCGCTGGCACAAACGGACATGTGCTTACTCTTGCCGCAGGCCTACCTACGTGGGCGGCATCAACTGGTGGCGTAACGTCATTCAGCGCAGGCACAACAGGCCTTACACCTAATACTGCAACAACAGGCGCAATAGTGCTTGCAGGTACATTGGAACTAGCCAGTGGTGGAACGGGATTATCTTCGTTTACCGCAGGCGATTTAGTTTATTTTGCTACTGGTACGTCGTTTACAAAGCTTGCCATTGGAACTGCTGGGCAAATATTGACTGTAAATGGCGGAGGAACAGCCCCGCAATGGGCAACTGGTGCGGCTAGCGGCGTTTCTTCATTCAGCGGAGGGACAACAGGGCTTACCCCAAGCACGGCTACAACAGGGGTAATTACCCTTGCTGGCACGCTCATTGCAGTTAACGGTGGCACAGGTATTTCAAGCTATGCCCAAGGCGAAATGTTGTATGCAAATACAACAACCACGCTGGACAAGGTTACGGCCAATATAACCACCAGCAAAAAGTTTTTAAGCCAAACAGGCACTGGTACAGCGGGCTTGGCTCCGACTTGGGGCGATGTTGCAGCGACTGATCTTACGGGCACATTGCTTTTAGCAAATGGTGGCACAGGATTATCTTCGTTCACTGCGGGTGACATAGTTTATTTTGCCTCAGGCACATCGTTTACCAAGCTAGGTATTGGCACCGCTGGACAAGTATTGACCGTCAATGGTGGAGGCACAGCACCTACATGGGCGACTGCCGCGAGTGGCGGCGTTACCTCCATTAGTTTTGGCACCACAGGGCTGACCCCATCCACAGCTACAACTGGGGCCGTCACTGTGGCGGGCACCTTGGCGGTAGCAAATGGCGGTACTGGTGTAACAGCTAGCACTGGCACAGGTTCTGTCGTTCTTAACACCACCCCAGCGCTCACAAACCCAACCGTTACAAATTACACAGAACAAGTTTTTTCAGCAACTGGATCATCTTTCACAATTGATTTGGCGAATGGAACCTATCAGGCTTTGACCTTAAATGCTAATGCGTCAATTGTTTTGCCTTCATCAGTTTCTGGCAAATCATATTTGTTAAGATTAACTTACACTGGTTCATTTTCTGTGACTTTCTCGGGTGGTTCGACGCTCAAGTTCCCCGGCGGCACTACCCCTACAACCACCAGCGCAAATGGAAAATTTGATATCTTTGCTTTTTTCTGTGACGGCACCAACACGTACGGTCAATCTGTGGGGTTAAATTACTAATATGTTCAGTTCAGCAATCAAAGGCACAAAAGGAGTACAGGCCCCTCCAAACCCACCTGCAACAAACCCGCCTTGGCGAACTGTTGAGGCGTTATATCATTTTGACGAAGGAAATTTTGAAGCCTTAGCAGCTGGTGGATTTAGTGATCAATCATCTCCGCCAAAGTCAGCCACAATTTCGGCTCCACTTAACTCTTTTCCGTCATCCACATCAAACCCATTTTCTGCGTGCTACTCTATAGATTGCAGATTAAGCAACCCTGCCCCCCGCTTGATCTGCACCACAATACAAATGGGGGCTGGATCCTTTACGATTGAGTTCTTTTGTCTTTTGCGTAAAGCAGCCGTCAGTCCAGCCTACACTGTTTTTAATATAGATGCCAACAATGGTGTAACCCGTTTAGGGTGCTGGTATGGTCATCCAGCTTACGGAGAAAATTTTGTTTTGTATGGACAAAGCGGTGCCGTGCTTTACGACATGGCCTCAAGGCCCCCAATAGGAGAGTGGATCCATGTTGCTTTTGTCCGAACTGGTACAACGATGAGGAGCTACCTAAACGGCGTTCAAGATGCTAACGTTATCACTTTGTCTACTAACTTTTCGCCAGCAAGCGGCGCTACTTATCTTGCTTGCACTGACAACAACACCGCTGGCAGCGGCAGCGGCGACCCGTTTAACGGCTTAATTAGCAACCTGCGAATGACGGCTAATGTTGCGGTTTATACTGGAAACTTTACTGTACCAACCTCGCCATTAACACCTACGCAATCAGCGGGCACAAACATAGCTGCTATCACTGGGACTGATTGTAAATTTTTAGCTTTTGTAAGGCCATTCCTTAACCAAGGAACTGCTGGTACTTCGGACTTGATAATATATCGCCCATTGGACGGATCAGGCTTGGCTACAGATTGGACTGGAACACACCCAGTCATTGTTGCTGAAAGCCCATTTGGTCTTGCGTCGCGCACCGCACCAACTTCGCTTGTGCCGTGGAGCAACGCCACTTTTGGTGGCAGTATAGGGCCTGTTAGTGTGCCCGTGTCTGGAACGTCAGGAACCGCAGGGAACTCAACGTACAGCATCTCCTCTACTGCGGATTTTGGGATGGGCAACGGTGCTTACACAATTGAGTTTTGGGCATACATTATGGATGCCACTCGCGGAATAGATTTTATCAACATCAGCGCCACCCCCGGATCGCAAGAGATCCGCATATACACTGATTCTGTCAACTCTTTTGCTTGGACGGTTCAAATAAACGGCACAAAATATTTTGCCAACACTGCTTATAATGCAACACAATTTTTTGGACAGTGGTGCTATATTGCCTTGTCAAGAGTTTCGGCCACGGAAACGCGTTTTTTTATAAACGGCGCTCAAATCGGCTCCACACTAACTACAAATTACAACACAGGAAGTTCAGCCCAGCTTTTAATTGGTAACCCAAAAAGCCTTGGAGCTAGGATGGCTAGCCTTCGAGTCCTGAAAGGGGTAGGGTCTTACAACGGAACTTTTTCGCTGCCCACTAGCCCAAACACCAACACGCCTTCTGCTAACTGCAAGTTGCTATTGAATCAAGGCGGCGGCATGATAGACCAAACGGGAAAAGCCAATTTAGTTGGCGCTACGTTTCCACCATATGACTCTACAACGCAAGTGAAATACGGCACATCGTCTTTTAAAGTTAATGCAGGAACAAATGAATATTTTACTAATTACTATTTAGATTCATCCTTCGGTGGAAATATTACGTTTGGGCGCGGCTCTTTTACAATCGAGTGTTTTGTCTGGATAGCTTCATCCATTGCCGATAGAGGGTTTTTCCAAATAAATACTACCTCTGGCGGTTTTGGTGGAGTTGGCGGCGTTGCGCTTGGCATTGGTAGCTCAAACAACGCAAAGCTCTTTTATGGGACAGCGAGTTCCGCGCTAGGCACAGCAAGCTTATTGCCGTACGACACATGGAACCACGTTGCGGTGGTTAGAACAACCGTGCAGGTTAACTCGCCGTTTTCCTTGACTGGAACTATTCGAGTTTATATCAACGGAATACAAGACGCAGCGCTTACCGCTACAGACAACACTGATTACACCGCATCGTATTTGACGTTAGGTGGCTATGAAAACACCACTAAGCTTTTGAGCGGGTATATAGACGAATTTAGAATTTCTAGATACCCAGTTTACACAGCTAACTTTACGCCTCCAACGGCGGCGTTTCCAGATAGTTAAGAGGAAAACAAATGAAAATTGCAATTTTGTCTACTCCCATAGTTGTGGGTTTTCCGCATGAGTTGTTTCCAACAACAGGGTTTCCTGAAAGCGGGCCAAATCAAGAGTTTTTAACTGAAAACAATGCAAAATTTTGCTATTCGCATAAAACACATGATCCGTTGACTGAGGTGCTTGAACAGTGCGAGCCTTATGAAGAAGGTGAGTATGTTTACATTGTTAAAGCCAAGCCTTTGACAAGCGAAGAAATTGAAGCGCAAAAATCTTCGTCGATGCAAAATGTTCGATTTCACAGAACCTTGCTTCTGAAAGAATGCGACTGGACGCAATTGGAAGACGTTCCAGCAGAAATTAAATCGGTTTGGCTGGAATACCGACAAGCTCTAAGAGACATAACAAAAAACGTCACGGACGCAAGAAACACAAGTTCAATCGTATGGCCGACAAAACCCACTAACGTAACGGAGTGATAAATGAACGAAGCAAAAGTAACACTGAGCCTAGAGCTAACAAACCAAGTCGTGGCTTATTTAAGCAAGCGTCCGTACGAAGAGGTTTTTCAGCTTATTGAAAAAATTCAAAGCGAGTACAGAGCGAGCCTTGTTCCCAAGGTGGAAGAAAGCGAAGGCGGCGATGGAGCAACTTGAAAAAGATTTTGCAGTCCACGAGGCTGTGTGCGCAACCCGTTATGAGGCTATCCAAAAGTCGCTAGCGGAGGGTGATAAGCGCATGACGAAGATCGAGTACCTGTTGTACGCGTTGATGATTTGCGTGCTGTTTGGCCCGGGTGTGGCTGCCGATTTCGTCAAAAATCTTTTAGGATTATGAGATCGATCCGCTCAGCCTGTTGCTCGCAGCAAATGCCTGCTGCGTCGCCATCAAAGAAGGTGCCGAGCTTTACAGGCAGGCCAAAGCTTCTTTCTTGGAAGTCAAGTCCACTTATGAAGAAGTTGCTGGTATCGCCAACGAGGTCACAACATTCTGGCAAAAGCTCTTTGGAAAAAAATCAAAAGCCAAGCCTCTGGCGCAAGCGACAAGAAAAAAGACAAAGTATGTAGCGATCGACGAACATGCGGTGATGTCTGACATCGTCGTTCAGTTGACAAATTTTTTTAAAATTCAGGAGCAGTTGATTGAGCATCTGAGGATCGAAGAAAAAAAATCACAAACAGAAGTTGATACATCCCATTCGGTTATGGAGTCGGCCCTCCAGCGCGTGTTAATCAAAGACAGGCTCGCCCAGTTGGAAACGGAAATTCGCGAGGCAATGATCTATAACACCCCGCCAGAGATGGGTGCCATGTGGTCAAAGACGCTCGAGATGCGCAACGTGATAAAGGTAGAGCAGGACAAAGCCCGAAAGAAGCGAGATGAAGATGCATGGTTACGAAAAGAGCAGGAGCGACTTCACAACGAAAAGGTAACGTACCTAATGGTGACTATCCTATTCCTCCTTTATTTGTGGCTCCTCCTCGCCGTCTTAAACAGGATTGGAAAAGCGTGATGGGCTGGTTGGCGGCTTGTGTACTGGTGGTTTTGCTCCTGCCCTTGGTGGGCATGATGATGTTGGACAATTTGACAATTGCCACCAGAGCCGAAAAAGCTTTGGAGAAAATAGAAAAAATTGAAAAACGAATTGAGAGAGATCAACGTGAAAAAAACCGCAAACAGCCTAATTCTTTCACTGATAATCCTGTGCTTGGTGGGGTGCGAAGACCGCTTCAGATACCCATGCCAAGATCCAAGAAATTGGGAAATTCCTGAATGCAAACCGCCAATTTGCACCGCAACTGGCACTTGCCCTGAAATGCTCATAAAACCCGATGAGGAGAAAAAGTAATGGCAACCGTAGTGTATAGACAAAAAAACCGTTTGACCGCCGATGAAATTGAGGTAAGGGTTTGGGCTTTCGTTATTGTTGTTTTGGTAACCATTTTGCTGGCTTCCATGGGCATGTTTCTCTACTCGGTTTCGTTTGTTCAACAGCCAATGAACGGCCAAATGGCGGCGATTGACCGCGTGTACACGCAGCAAATTTCAACCATCATGGTTTTCATCACTGGCGTTTTAGGTGGTGTTGCTGGGCGGTCTGGTGTAAGGGCTGTGGCAAATGCGATTGCAAAAGCAGAAGCCAACGATAACGACGGGCAAACACCATGAGCCTGCTTAACCCGTACGTTCTGCTCTTCATTGCTTTGACGGTGTTTTCCGCTTTTGGTGGCGGATACTGGAAGGGGTCACAAGCCGAGCAAGATCGTCAACAAGTGGAGATTGCCCGCTTAAACAGCGAGGCGCGAGAAACTGAACAACGCATGGCGGTGGTAGCCCAGACCTATGCCCAAACTTTAAGGAAAGCCAACGATGTTGCACGGATTAAAGAAACTAAGTTGCGTACTGATCTTGCCTCTGGCGAGCGTAAGCTGTTCATTCCTGTCAAAGCGCCCAACTGCCCCGTACCAGCCACCGCAGATGCCCCCGCTCCCAGCGGAGATACAGAAACAAGAGCCGAGCTTGACCCAAGAATTGCTCAAGCTCTTGTCGATCTCACCAGCCGAGGCGACGAAGCCATCCGCAGCCTCAACACCTGCATCGACCAATACGAAAAAGTAAGGAGTCTTAAATGAACCTGTCACCAAATTTCACCCTCGAAGAACTGACGCACACAGATCACAGGCAATACGATAACTCCCCAAATGATGCCGAACTGGCTAATTTGGTGCGTCTGGCCCAGTTTCTTGAGCAGGTGAAAGAGGCCGTGGGCGGCAAGCCAGTGATCGTGAATAGTGCGTTTCGCAGTGCGGAGGTCAACCAAGCGGTGGGTTCGACCGAGCGGTCACAGCATCGACGTGGCTGCGCGGCTGATATCCGAGTCGTTGGGATGACCCCAAATGAGGTGGTTAATGCAATTATTGCGGCCAATCTCCCATACGACCAAGTAATCCGCGAGTTCGACCGATGGACGCATGTTTCAATCCCCAACACCGATGAGGCGGAACCCCGCTCCATGGCGCTAATTATTGACAAATCGGGCACAAGAGCGTTTGCGTAATCTGGGCAGACAACTTAAAATGAAGCAGGTGTAGGGCAAACAAGCGAAAGGCAGCAGGTTATGGCAACAGCAGTGGCGCAGACTTATGCCAATTTGGTCACCAGCGTTGAAGCTTATTTAGAGCGAACTGACGCAACAACGATAGCTTACATTCCGACTTTTATTATGTTGGCCGAGCAAGTGCTCGCCGCAGATTTAAAATTCCTTGGAAATCTGAGCGTTGGAAACTTTACGCTTGTTGCTGGTCAATCAATAATTCAAAAACCCGCTCGCTGGCACAAAACGGTTTCGATGAACATGACGGTTGCTGGCAATCGGCAGCCCTTGTTCTTGCGCAAATATGAGTTCCTGCGCGAGTATTGGCCGTCCACCACTGACACAGACGTACCAAAATATTACGGCGATTACGATTACACGCATTGGTTGGTGGCACCCACGCCTGATTTGGCTTACTCAATGGAAGTCAGCTATTACGAGCGCGTGCAGCCACTGGACAGCACCAATCAAACAAACTGGTTTACGCAATATGCCCCTCAGGCAATGTTGTATGGCACATTGTTGCAAGCAATGCCCTTCCTCAAAAACGACGAGCGTTTACAAATGTGGCAAGCACAGTATTCGCAAATCATCACCGCATTGAAGGAAGAAGACAAATCGCGGGTTGGTGACCGACAAGCAATAGCGCTCGACTCATGACTTCATATATTTCACCATTTACAGGGGATGTCGTAGTCCCTACGGATGTAAGTTATGTCAGCTATACGCTAGCGGCATCTTTACAGTTGACGTGGCCTGCAAACGGTACGGATGCCTCCAATGTTGCCGCTCGCATCATGGATATCCAAACGCCAAACTTTGCGTACAAGCTGCTGATGCCTCCAGCAAGTCAAACGTCCGTTGGTACGGATGCCTTGATTAGAAATTTGGGCGCGGTCAATTTGGAGGTTACGAATACCAATTTGGGCACGATCACGACGATTTTGCCCGGCGTCGCGGCCTACATCTACCTAACCGACAACTCAACGGCAAACGGCACTTGGGGCGTGTTTACCTTTGGCGCTGGCACGTCCACCGCCAATGCGGCTACGCTGGCTGGTTACGGCCTCTTGGCTTCAGGCCTGACCCTGAATCAAAGCCACCCAGTCACAAGTTTGACCGCCTCATACGTCTTCAGCGGTGCTGACAGGGCGCAAGTATTAGAGTGGCCTTCATCAGGCGGCACAACCACGGTGACCCTGCCACTTGCAAGCACCTTAGGCAACAATTGGTTTTGCCTGTTTAAAAATAACGGGACTGGCGTTGTCAACATGACGACCACGTCTAGTGAACTTTTGGACGCAGCAACCTCAAAAGCGTTTGCGCCATCAGAGTCTGCTTTCATTATTTGCAACGGAACAAGTTTTATTACGGTGGGATACGGTGTTAGCACCTTGTTCAACTTTACCGCGACAACAAAATCACTGACATCAGGAACGGTCACGCTAACCGCCTCGGAAGCATCCAATACGATTCAAACGTTTATTGGAACACTTACTGGTAACGTAACTGTATATTTTCCGCCAGTAGTCAACTTGTATGTGATTAGCAATCAAACCTCTGGGGCATACACGGTAACGGTTGGAACAACAATTGGATTGACAGTGGTGGTTCCAGCGGGAACGCAAGCGACGGTAGTGTGTGACGGAACGAACTTTTTAAATGCCAACACCACAACGATTGTGGGTACGGCAGTATCGTTCATCGATGGATCTGCCTCGAACCCAGCCGCGTTTTTTGCGTCTGAGACAAACACGGGTATCTTCCGCTCGGGCCCGGGCGAGTTTGCCATCTCCATTTTGGGAACAAAAAGAACCACCGTCACCGCAACTGGATTTGAAGTTGCGGGTACGGGCAATTTCACAGGCGGCGTATCTGGCGGGTCTTTCTAATGACCGACAAAATATTTTCGTTAGACACAAAAGCTGGCATACAAAGAGACGGAACAATCTTTGACCATGAGTTTTATGTCAACGGGGCATGGGTTAGATTCCAGCGTGGTCGCCCTCGCAAGATAGGTGGTTATCGTCAAATAACCGCCGACTTGGCTGGCCCCTCACGCGGCTTGTTTGTTGAGCCAAACAACGGTTTCAACACAATCTACAGCGGATACGCTGATGGTTTGCAATCAATCACCATTGACCAGCAAGGCATTGGATCTGGCGTTGTGGATTTCACGTTGTCTGGCTTTACGTCAAATGCAAACAACTTATGGCAATTTGATGCAACCTTTGATGCGGATGGAACTGGCAACGAAAACCTGATTGCTCATGCAGGTCAAAATTTAAACAACATTGACAGCACCGTCAACACAAGAGTTTTGTTTGGCCCAGCGGCTGGCAGCAGCGTTTCCCCCGTTGGCGTATTTACGTTGTCCGCCACCACAAACGCCACCACAACGATTACTGTGGCCTCCACGACCTTGATTGGTCTTGGTCAAACAATAACTGGTTCAAACATCCCAGCAAATACGACTGTGACAGCAATCACGAATGCAACTACGTTCGTCATTTCAAACGCCGCCACAACTTCGGCAACTGTAACCATTACCGTAGACAACAACGTATCAGTATCAGGTGGCGCAGTCATGCTTTACCCGTATCTGTTTACATATGGAAATTACGGCTTGATAAAAAATTCTGGGCCTGCAAATTTAAATGACTGGGTGTCGCCAACAGCGAACGAGGTAAACATTACGGCCACAAAAATCGTTAAGGGCTTGCCTGTGCGAGGTGGCTCTGCCGCGCCATCTGGTTTGTTTTGGTCTTTGGACTCATTGATCAGGGTTAGCTTTACGCCAACCATAACGACAAGCGGCGCTACCAGCACAACCTTTTATTGGCGCTATGACGTAATCTCTTCGCAGTCATCCATCATGTCTTCTCAGTCTGTGATTGAATATGACGGCGTGTACTACTGGTGCGGAAGTGACCGTTTTCTGTTGTACAACGGAACGGTGATGGAGATACCAAATTCATTTAACCAAAACTATTTCTTTGACAATTTAAATTACGATCAGCGGCAAAAAGTTTATGCCATGAAAGTTCCTCGGTATGGGGAGATTTGGTGGTTTTATCCGCGAGGTCAATCAACCGAATGCAACGATGCCGTTATTTACAACACTCGTGAAAGAATTTGGTATGACGCTGGTCAAGCATTAGGAGCGCGTAGAAGCGCTGGATACTTCTCTCAAGTTTTTCATTACCCAGTTAACGCAGGGCATGAGCCAACTAACGTCGGTGGCGTATCAACTGCAACCATTACAAACGGTGGCACGCTGTACACAAATGGCACCTACCCATCAATTCCTTTGACTGGCGGATCAGGAACTGGCGCAAGCGCAAACTTTGTTGTTGCTGGCGGAATTGTTACGAGCATCACAATATTTTCACGCGGAATAAATTACGAGGTGTTTGACTCTTTGAGCGCAACGCTTCCAGTTGGCAGCGGACTGACCATTAGAGTTGATACGCTGATGACTTTTACGAGCCTTTGGCAGCACGAGTTTGGTGTTGACAGTGTCACCAACACACAAATCAACGCCATTGAAAGCTTCTTTGAGACTGGCGACCTTGGATGGGTGGCTGGCGGCCCTAATGAAAATTCAACGATGGGCCTAAATCGATGGTTAAGAATTGAAAGACTTGAGCCTGACTTTGTTCAATCTGGTGATATGCAGTTGGTAGTAACTGGACGGCCATATGCGCAAGGTCAAGATGCCACGTCGCCAGTATTTGTTTTTTCACCCACAACCTCAAAGATTGACATGAAAGAACAAAGGCGCGAATTGCGCTTGCGTTTTACATCAAACGTGGCGGGTGGAAATTATCAGCTAGGCCGCGTTCTAGTCAGCGCAACCATAGGGGATGTACGTGGCTACGAGTAATATTCCTCCGCTGGTTTATGACCCGAGATATCACACGTTTACGTCGTGGGCAAGCTTGATGTGCGAGTTATATGCCGACCAGCAATTGACAATACCCAATGAATTTACCGATTGGAAATCTTGGGGTAATGGATTGAAAGGTATTGATTCGTTTGCGCGAGAAGCTGTGCCAGACCCAAATCTTTTTGATGACTGGTCTGATTGGGCCACTGTTTTAGTGGGGGCGGTCAATCCTGCACGTTCATGAAACAAGAAACCGTACAAAACATTATCAAAAGATCCAAGTCAACAAAAATGTTTGGCGAGGATTGGCTGTATGTCTACATGGACATTTACAAAAAAATTACTGAAACAAAAGAGTGGAGATCGCTTCGCTCAAACAACACAATTTTTATTTTTAAAAAGGTGGACAAAATTGCCGCTGGGTATGTTTTTACTGTAGACCCGCCACTGTTGCAGGGAAAGAATTTTGTTGAGTTTGCAAAGGCTTTGCGATTGGCTGGCTACGAGTATTATTCAACTTATATGACCCATACAGTACCTATAAAATTTTTAGAAAATGCTGGTTACGATGTGGAGATTGGAGACATTATTGGCGACGATGATGAATTTGCCGAAGTTGCTGTGAGCACATCAAGTGCAAGGAGCGCCTAATGGGAATGTTCTCCACCTTTGTAAATATAGTCAAAGACCCTGTTAAGGCTATATCAAACCCACTACAAACTTTAAAAGACGTTGGTAATGCTGTTGTTAGCGATGTCAAAGATTTGCTAAAAGGCGCAAAAAGCGCAGGAACGTCAGTTGTTAACGCTGGTAAAAAAGTCGCTGAGTTTGCAAAAAGCACCACAGTAAAAACTGCGGCATCTCTTTATGCAACTGCAAAGGCCATAGCAAAAAATCCTATTCCAACAATTGTAAGTATTGGCTTGACGGCAGTTGGCGTGCCTTACCCAATTGCAAACGCGGCTGTGTCTGTTCTCAATGGCGGCGACTGGAAAGATGCTGCAATCAATTTGGGCCTGTCTTACGTTGGCGCAAACGTGCAAAGCAAAGACCTTTACAAGCAAGTTTTAATCAATGCATCTTTGCCTGCCGCAGCCGCATATTTAAGAGGCGGCACAGAAGAGCAAATTAGAAATGCGGCCATTGCAGGCGCAGTGTCAGGGTATGTTTCGCAGACCCTTACTAAGCCAAAAGAGTTGGGAGGCTACGGGTTTAGCCCCGGCGACTTAGACACCAAAATGGTAACTAGCGCAACAAACTCTGCAACGACTGCTATTTTGAATGGTAGAGATATTGGTGACGCAATTGCAAATTCAGCCGCTGTCACCGCCTCTGCTCATTACGTTAATCAATTTGCAACTAACCTAACAAAAAATTCTGAGACTTTGCAAAAAGCGCAGGCGTACTTAGATGAAAAAAAAGCGTGGGTAAAACAAAAATTTGAAACCAGTAAAGAAAAAGAAAAACGAGTTAACGACGCAAGAGCAAAAGAAAAAAAAGCCGCCGATGATTACAACAAATCCGTTGCGACCGCAAACAGAATATCTCAAGAAACCGCAAAAGGTGGCACGAGCGGAATGACTGACGGTCAATTACATACAATAGATTACGTAATTAATGAAGCCCCTAAAGATTCGCTCGCAACATACGAAAAAAGAAAACTTGAACTTTTGCAAGAGTCAAACGACTACAAACAATTCCTTCAAACTGAATACAATCCTGCAAAAGATGATTACACAAAAGCCGAAAAAGACTTTCAACAAAAGCTAGCGGATCGAGAAGTTTTTGCTAAATCGTTTGGATCTTCGGTTGATAAATACGAAAAGGCTGTGGACACGTCTTTTGAAGAATTTAACGAGTCTGTTTACAAAAAAGCTGAGATAGATATATTGAAGCAACAAGCAAACAACACTAGCTCAAGCTATAACCAATCAGCGTCGTCACCCACGCAACCCTCTAAAGACTCATCTTCTTATACCTCAAACGCCGCGCCAAGCGTTGTTCCAAACACTGCAACACAAGACGCGGCAAAAGCTCCTGCGGCACCGCCTAAACAAACTGATATTGGTCAAGCAATAGCTTCCAACATCACAAAAACCGCTATGGGTGAAGTCAATAAGGTGATTGCGCCTCCGCCACCCAAAAAGCCGCCACCTCCAAGCAAGCCGCCGCCACCGAAAGCGCCAGTAGCTCCACCAAAGCCGCCGCCTCCGCCTCCACCTCCCGTGGCTCCAAAAGCGCCTCCAGTTCCACCTTCAGTGCCGCCTGCTATAAAGCCTCCACCGCCGCCTCCACCGCCGCCAAGAAAGGCTGGCGACGCTTTCAACGTAATGGATCCAAACGCCAAATTGACTGCGGAAGAGGTGATGATTAAAGCTCCGCCACCGCCACCGCCTGCTGCTCGCACCACAGGTGATGCGTTTAACGTGTCAGATCCAAACGCAAAGCTGACGGCGGAAGAGATCATGATAAAAGCCCCGCCCAAGCCCGCAGCGTCTAATTTGACAAGCGCTGTTGTTGATCCAATCAAGAATCCATACAACATTCCTGTGGAAATTAAAACCCCAGTTGCGGCCAAGAAGCCGGGCGAAGTGGGCTACTCGCCACCCGTTGCGGCACCTCCAAAACCAACTTTGGCTAGCGCTCCGACCGCTAAGCCAGCACCTCCACCTCCGCCAAAATACACGACTCAGCAACAAAACACGTTGGCTCAAAACGCACCTAAGGTAGATGCCAAAGGCAACACCATCAAACCCTTGTATTTCGATACAAAGGGTAATCCTGTATACGCGCCATAAAGGGGTAGTAATGGCTAATCCAAAACTTACAAAAAAACGAAGCACGCTTTATTTGCAAAAGAAGCCAGCGACTTCAACGACTCTAAAAGAGTTCACGCCTACGACAGGCGCAAACAATGTCCCCGTGACATCAGTTGCTGGCACTGACACCTCTTACGGCACCATGACTGGCCCAAAGCGAGTCGAAGACACTGGCGGCGGCTCAAGCAATTCTGGCCTCAATCTTTCCAGTTTATTGAAAACAGGAGCGATTGGTGCAGGCGCAATCTATGCTGGCAGTAAGTTGGTGGACTATTTGAAGAAGCCTTCAACACCTTCAACACCTTCAACGCCATCGACCCCATCGACCCCCACAGCACCAAAAGCACCAGCCACTTCTGTTGTCCTGCCACCTGTAAAGCCAGTGACAAATCCTGACAGTCCTGATTTCAGGGGGCCAACACTTCCTGCCAACAACGAAACGTCTGGCTACTACAAGCCTGTGGTGACCAACCCAAGTGATCCCAATTTCATGGGGCCAAAAGCACCCATAGTCACTGACCCTAGCGATCCTAATTTTATTGGCCCACAAATCCCACAAGAACCGAATAACGAAACTTCTGGCTATTACACATCGCCAAACAACGATAGCTCAGGTTATGTGCCGAATGGTGGAAGTCCGTTGTCGTCCACAGAAGAGCCAACCAACAGTGATACTTCAAGCTATTACACGCCTACCAACAACGAAACTTCGGGTTATTACACGCCGCCAAATAATGAAACTTCGGGGTATTACACGACCCCCGGCGTTGTTTCGCCGCCAGCGATCGAAACTGCGCCAGTAACTAATCCAAGCGCAGTTGAAACATCGCCGCTGTCGCCTGCGCCTGCCAATAATGACACGTCAGGCTATTATCCAAATGCAACTGCGCCAGTTGATGACTCCATGCTGCAAAAGGCATCACTTGCGGGAATGACACCAGACGAATACAAATCCTACGTTGACTATTACGGCCAAGAGTACATGGATAGCTATTACGCTGATGCATCCAATGTGCCAGTGAATAACGAATCCTCTGGCTATGAAATTCCAGTCAACAACGAGTCATCAGGCTACGACACTCCGCCAGCAAGCACCACTCCACCCGCGAGCTTGGCGGAACAGTACGGCATGACTCAAGAAGAATACGCCGCGTATGAAGAGCAATATTACAAAGACTATTACGACAACTATTACAAAAATTTATATGACGTTCCTGTAAATAATGAATCTTCAGGTTATGCGCCCGTGGCTGATGAAACGCCAGTGAATAATGAAAGCTCAGACTATGCGCAAGCGCAAGCTGACTACGAGGCGCAGCTTGCTGAATACAATCGCCAGTTAGCTGAAGAGGCGGCATATCAAAATCAGCTAGCTGAGTATCAAGCTCAGCAAGATGCGTACAACGACTACATGGCCGCAAACAATGATTCTTCTAGTTATTACAACAACGATTCATCCAGTTATTACGACACTTCTAATGACTATGTGAACAACGAAAGTTCAGGCTATTACAAAAAAGGCGGGAGTATTCAAATGAAAAAAGGCGGGTTACCAAGGTTCTATACAGGCGGTTCGTCTAATTACGACAAAAATTATATGATGGACGAAGAAGTTACCAATAGCGACAGTTCAAGTTATTACGACAACACGCCTGTAAACAATGACGACTCAAATTATTACACCCAATCTCCAGATGCGAACAACGACACATCGGGTTATTACGACAGTACGCCTGTAAATAACGATACCTCTGACTATTACACGCCTGTAAACAACGATACGTCAGGCTATTACGACAGTACGCCTGTGAACAACTATAGCTCTGGCTACGCAGACAACGCCGCAAATAACGACAGTTCGAGCTATAACACTCCCGTAAACAATATCCCAGTGCCGCCGCTAGCAACACCAGCGCCACCAAACAAAAGCACTCTCGACAAAGCAAAGGATTTGTTGACATCACCCACCGCAGTTAAAGCTGGGTTGGGTTTAGCTGGCTTGTATCAGCTTATGGACATGTATGAAAAAAGAGATGCTGTAAAAAACCATGCAACCATGCCAGCATTTCAAGGGCCAGCAAATCGAACCACTCCGTTTGGAATGGGCGCGGTCAGAACTGTGAACACAGGCAAAGTTCCATACCAATTCCCGAGCGCCATGGAAATGGATAACTTTTATTCAAATTTGGGCGTGCCAAGCTTTGCGCGTGATTATGAAGATCCTGTTGATACCTATGGATCGCCGAGGGGCAGCAACTTTGTTCCCGACCCTCCGTTGCCTGAAGGCATGGTTGGCACGATGGGGGGCACTGGATACGACCCGACAACAGGAAGATTGGACTTGGGCACTGCTGGAGGAAGCGGTCAATCTATGGCCGAAGGTGGTATGGCAACCAACCCTGATGACATGCCGTATTTCACCTACGGCAAGGTAACAGACCCAATGGCCGTTATGGGTGTCTCAGCCCCAGTCAACGGAATGGCAAAAGGTGGCTTACCGCGCACCGATCAAAAGCTTCCACCAATGGTAGAAGGCCGTTATGATTACAGGGAAAGTCGAGCCGTTGTTGGCGAGGGTGACGGTCAAAGCGACGACATTCCAGCCATGCTGGCGGATGGCGAGTACGTTTTTGATTCCGATCTAGTTGCCGCATTGGGTAACGGATCAAACAAAGCAGGCGCAGAAGTTTTGGATAAGTTTCGTGAACAAATACGCGCTCACAAAAGATCAGCGCCTATCGATAAAATTCCACCAAAAGCCAAATCGCCTTTGGCATACCTGAAGGAGGTGACTCGTGGCTGATTTATTCCAAGGTGCTCCGTTACCTAGCCTGAAAACGGAAGAGCAAAAGCAAACAATTGCGCCGCAGTACCTAACGGACTACCAGCAAGACATTATCAATTTGGGTAAAAACGCCGTTCAGCAAGGCGGCGTGGCTGGCTTGTCGCCTCTTACTCAACAAGCCCTGAACATGGCCCCTGAAACGGTGCAAGCAGGTGCGGGATCAGCAGGAACTGCGCAAGATATGTTGACGCAAAGCGGATACACAGGCGCAAATACTATTGTTGAAAATTACATGAACCCGTACACCAAAAACGTGGTTGATGAAATGTCGCGATTGAGCCAGAGGGACTTGCGCGATAACGTAATGCCCATGTTTGACACTGCCGCAATCGGGTCTGGTAATTTCGGCGGATCTAGGGCAGGTTTGATGAAGGGCCAAACGCTGGCTGATATTCAATCTGATTTGTTGGGCAAGCAATATGGAGCGCTCAATACTGGTTACAACAACGCCATGACTGCCGCGCAAAACGACCTTACCCGTGGAGTGCAGGCTGGTCAATCCTTAAATCAAACAGCGCAAACGCAAAATCAAATTGGCACAAATGCTTTGAAGACCATGACGGACATGGGTGCGCTTGAGCAAAAGCAGTTACAAAACGAACTTGACTACCCAATGGCGCAGGCCAAAGATTTTGCAACGCTGATGACGGGTCAACAGGTGCCAACAGGGTCGTCGGCCACGACGATTGCGCCCGGCGAGCAAGGCAAATACGGCCTAAGCCCCTTAGAGCAAATGATAGCTCTGCTAGCCACTTACCAAGGGTTTACCAAAGAAGGCACTCAATCATCGGGTGATATTGCAACATTGAGAGATGCTGTTTCGCAAACACCAAGGAAAGCGGAAGGTGGCGCTGTTTTTCAAGACCAGCAAACTATTCCACAGGGTGCCGTCTATTACGACGAAGAAGGCAATTTTTATGACTCATTAGGAAATATCTTAGGATAAAAACTATGGCTAATCCAAGTCCATTAGAGCGCGTAAACAACGAATCATCTGATTACAGATCAGCGCAAACCCCTGCGGATCCTGTAGATTCGGCAGGAGCTAGTGCATTACCGCCTGCAATCGAGGAGATGGCGGGTGCAAACGACACCGCAGCCATGGATCCAATTGCCGCGCAAATGGAAAAGTTTCGCGTCAGCAGGTTAGCCCTTGATGCGCAAATAACAAAAATGAAAGCTGCCTTACAGCAGCGTCAAAAATTACCATTTGACCCTGTGATGCTGGAGGTTGCGCGGCAAGCCGCCACGCCATCAAAAACAGGAAGCGGCATCGAGGGCCTTGGCCGCATAGCTGGTGCGTACAGTGATGCATATACTAAAGAGCAGCTACGCAGAGAAGCAATTGCGCAAGCAAACCTTACGCTTTCTGAAAAACAATTTGAATTGCAAAAGCAAGATATGGCGCAGCAGGCCCTGTATGCGTTTGCAAACAACCGCGACATGGGAGCGCCCTCGCCGCAAGGCCAACAAGGAGCGCCTTCACAAGGCGGAACAAATGTAGCTGCATTGACCTCAACAGGCGCAGTTACTCCACCGCTCAAAGATACGCCCCCAGCAGGAGGCATGCGGCGCATTACGGATCAAGATGTTATCCAAATGGAAATATTTAATCCTCAAGCCGCTGACACACTGCGTCAGACCGCAAGAATGCAAAGAGATGCACTTGTTGTGACGAATGAAGGTGTGTTCAACACAATGACTGGCAAGTTTGAAGTTAACTTTGAAATGCCAATCAAGCGCCCATATCGAGTGCTTGGCGACGTTGAAATGACAAAAGCTCAGTCAAAGCAATACGACGCAATGATGAAGGGGCTAGATGAGAGGGGCGCAACCAATGAACAAAAGGATAAGGCTGCGGCAGACTTTGCGGCGCAAAACGGTATTGGTGGTGTCAGCATAAGTTCGGACGGAACAGTTTCAGGGTTTCTTGGCCCACGAGATAAGGCTAATCGGGCCGAGCAAGACAAGGCAACAATTGCAAATCGCGCAGACGAAAACAAAGCAACACGCACCATGATTTATGGTGCTGGTCAACGCGCTCAAAGCACCAAGCAACAAGCGCAGACTCTTTACAAGCTGTCAACTGACCCAACGACGCGGAATGCGTTTGGCGTGCTAAACAAGCCGGGCGTGCTGAACGCGTTTGCCCAAGCGGTATCGCAAGGCGTGCAAGCTGGTGGGTCTACGATCGCGTTCCCCGGCCTCGAAACCGCAGTCCGCAACGCTGGCGGCACACAACAAGAAATCAACGCAGCAATCATGGCCGCACAAGCGCAATCCGCATTGCAACTTATGGCTGCTCAAGATTTCCTTAAGGGTCAAGGAGCGGTGTCCGACGCGGAACGCAAGTTGATCAGTAACCTTGCAGGCTCGTTATCAGATACAGCCGTAACAATGGCGATGAAGGCCAAGGTAATCGAGGCTCGAGCAAATTACGACAAGATGGTTTCTGACGCTTTTTTCGAATACGAAGAAAAAAATCCCAACGCAACAGCGCAAGAGTTTTATCGTAAATCGCCACAGTTCAAAGAGTTGTTCACTGCTTACGACACTCACATGACCAAGCTTTACGACCATTATTTTGGATCAAAATCAAGCAACAAGCCTGCCGCTCCCGCCAACCAGAATAAAGCGCAACCTCCAGCAAATCCCAGAGAAGCTGGCCCGCTCGAGCAGCGTCTTTTAAATAATAAAAGGCCAATCTAATGGAAGACTTTGAAAACCTATCGGAAAGCCAACGCAAGGTAGCGAAACTGGTGGCACAAAAAGCGCGTGAGGCAGGTGTTGATCCTGAGTTAGCCTTGGCCCTTGCCTATGTTGAAAACAGGTTTAAACCAAAGGGCGTGTCTGAAAAAGGTGCCATTGGCCCAATGCAAATCTTGCCCGTAACAGGCAAAGCGTACGGGTACGACGCAAAAGATCTTTATGACGTTGAAAAGAACGTCGAGCTTGGCGTAAGAATTCTCAAAGACAATTTGATAAATTACAACGGCAACACACGTGCTGCACTGGCAAACTACAACACAACCACCGCAAGAACAAAAAAATTCATGGAGGGTGGCGAAGATTTCAACGCCCTGCTGCCAGAGACGCGGGGGTTCTTAGAAGACATTGACGCTTTACGAAACACCGACGCAACTGGACTGATTAACGTTTCGGAAAAGAAAAGCGCACCAATCGATTTTGGATCTTTGCCAAGCGATGACACGCAAAATGCAGATGGTGCAGCACCTGCGCCGCAGACCGCGCCAGCAGACGCAATTGACACTGAGAGCATGTTTGGGGCGGTTGACGAAAACGACGCTGTTGGGCAGCCTCCACCACCTGTGCAAGAGCCAGAGCAAGAGCCAAAAACTTTGCTTGGTCAAGCGGAAGATGCAATTTCTTCTGGCATGCAGACAATTAACGAAAACCCCGAGGTTGCCGCAGCAACAGGGCTTGGCGCAGTTGCAGGTTACAAAACAGGCCAAGCGGGCTTAGATGCCGCGCAAGCCATGCGGGATAACGTAAACAGAGCGCAGATCAATTTGACTGATGCCAAAACGCAACAGGCTGCAACTCAGTTGGCTAAGCCGCAGCTTACGCAAGCAATTGACAAAACCTACGCGGAAATTAACGACACGGTTCAAAAGCGGCAAGCCAAGCTGGATGCCATGAATAAGCTGGTCACAGGCCTTGAGGATGATATTCAACGTAAAGCGGCCCCAGATCTTCGCGGTGCGCAAAAGTATGTGAATACGCTTGGTGGCGACGATCTGCCGTTCAATCAAAAAACCATGGCCGACAACATGCGGTCAAACAACCCGACTGGCGGTCAATCGATCATCAATCAAAACGCCGCAGCCAAGCAAAAGCTTTCTAAGATGGGTTTGAGTAATTACCAGCTTACGACACCGCAGCCGGGCCAACTCGCGCTGCCCCCAGAACTGGCCGCAGAAGAGTTACGCAGAAACGAAGTTGCCGAAAAAGCTCGCCGTCAGGCTTTGCTGGCTGCCCAAAAAAGAGCCGCAGACGCAAAGGCAAGCTTAGAAAACGCGGAACGGATCAGGGCTTTGATAGAGAAAAACAGGGCGCTCACGCAAACCAACACAGAGGCAGGCACCATCAAAGCGCAGGCCAACACGCAGGCTGCCATGGACGCGCTCAATGAAGCCAAGTCCAACGCGCCATCAGGGCTTGGTAAGGTTGGCGAGATGGCCCAAAAGTATGCAGGCAAGACCATAGGCACTCTGGGTGGCATAGCCGCGCCATTGACGGCTGCTGAGGCCGTGCAAAGGTATCGGAGCGGGGATACGTCAGGCGCTGTTTTGTCAGGGTTCCAGTCGCTGTTTGCGGCCATGGCGATGCTGCCCCCCGGCACCCCGATCACCGCATTCCTAAAAGGCTTAGGAATCACGGGGGAGCTTGCTGCCACAGCA